ATCGCCAGAGCGATGGCCTCTGTCCCCCGAGCCGCGGCGGATGGGGCCAGCCGCACGAGTTCCCGTCCGGTCGCGGGCGCACGGACCAGGAGTTCGACGCCGCCATCGCAGCGCATTGGGGCGGCAGCAAGACGTTCAAGCCGATGGCGAAGGCGCACGGCGAGGGCAGCCGCGGCGGCCAGATTGTCGGGCATTTCCGGACCGGCCGCGCGAAGTATGGCCCCGGGCGCACGTCCGTCGTGCACTACCAGGAGAAGCGCCAAACCCGCGGCGATGTGTTGGCGCAGCCGCCGACTAAGCCGGTGCCGTTCACGATGCCGGCCTGCGAAGCGAAGTCGCGCGTCTTCGAGGACGTTCCGCGAGGCGACTGGCGCATGACGACGACGCCGCACCGGGTGACCTGCAAGCGCTGTCACCGCGAGATGCGCGACCGGCTGCAGGTCCCCATGGCGAAGGCGAGGGAAGGCGCGATGACGAAGATGTGCACGAAGTGTAACAAGGCCGTCGTCACCGGCGACAAGCACTGCACCACGTGCGGCACGAAGCTCATGCTGAAGGACGGCGCGGTGCCGGCCGAAGCGCACGAGGCCGAGCCCGCGCGCCACCGGCTGCACATGAAGCCGGAGAAGAATCCGGTGCCGGGCGACAAGCACTACGAGCCCGACCAGGACGACGTCGGCGGCCCGCTCGACGGCGACGAGGACGACGCCGCGCTCATGCGGAAGGCCGTGACGCCGACATTCGCCGCGCTGCTGGCGAAGGCGCTGCGGAAGGGACCGGGCAGCCGCGGCGGGAAGCTCATCGGCTACACGCGCAGCGGGAAGCCCGTCTACGAGGGGCGTGAAGCTGATCACCCGGCGCACCAGCACTGGTCGAAAGACGATCACCTCGACGCAAGCTCGAAGCACGACATGCACGCTGGTGAGCACCGCCTCGCGTTCGAGGAAGCCTCGAAGGAAGCCGAGGCCAAGCACGGCAGGTCGGGCTGGGGGCGCCTGGAAGGCGTGATGCCACGCGGCACGCACTACCCACCGGACGTGCACCGCTCGATCTACGAGCCGCACCGGCGGATGAACCGCGAGCGGGACATCGCGAAGCAGCACCGCGAGCTGGCCGCGCGCCCGGAGAAGCGGGCGGCCCAGGCGGCGTCGATCCGGCAGAGCTACGAAGAGGCGGAGAAGTACGAGGGGAAGACGCGCGCCGAGGCGCAAGCGGCCCAGAGCGAGCACGCGAAGGGCCAGGCCCGCGTCTGGCGCCACGCGACGGCGCACAAGTGGCCGCCGTTCGCCAAGGCGAGCGGCGAAGGCGCCCACGGTGGGCACATCATCGGCCACACGAAGAGCGGGAAGCCGATCTACGCCGCGCACGGCCATCCCGACTACGACGCCGTGCACCGCGCCCCGCAGGGAGAGCGCGGTGCCGCGCTGCACCAGCACATGCCGGACTTCACGAATGCAGATCACCACGATGCGACGACGGCGCACATGGATCACGGGGGCACGCTCCGCATGGGAAGCCCGGAGCGCCACTCGGCCGATCTGGCGGCTCAGAGCCACGTCGCAGCCGCGCGCCACGTGCGGCAACACACGCCACCGACACCGCCGGAGAAGAAGCCGGTGACGCCGCAGCTCGCGCCGGCCGGGGGCGGTCTCCGGGAACCGCCGAAGCCGAAGCGCCAGTTGAGTTTCTCCGAAACCCTCCAGCGTAACCTCGACAAGCACAAGAAGAAGCAGGAGGCGAACGTCGCCGCGATGCGCGAGGCGCGCGCCCGGGCCGAGGCGCATCGCGCCGCCACCGGCGAGAAGCCGCCGGCCGGCATGCCGGAAGGGGCCATCTCGCTGTCCGACCTCATGCGGAAGGCCGGCGGCGAAGGCGCCCGCGGCGGCCAGATCGTCGGCCACACGCGCAGCGGGAAGGCGGTCTATCTGCACGGCTCGCACGAAGCATGGAAGGCGGCGCACCAGCACTTCTCGCCCGAGGAGCACCGCGACGCCCGCAACCTGCACGCCGAAGCGGCAAACCGCGCCGGCGCCGGCGACATTCAGGCGAACCACAAACACTCCGAGCACGTGCGCTGGCACCAGGGGGCGATCCTGGATCACCAGCGGCGGGCATCGGAGGCGGACGCCGCCGCGTGGGGACTGCGCCACCCGGAGCCGGCGCAGCCGAAGTGTCCGCACTGCGGCAGTCCCGGCACGCCCCACGGGGACAAGGACGCCGCTGGACAGACCTGGGCACGCTGTAGCCGGAAAGGGTGCCAAGGACGCGGGGGCTTCATGGTGAAGGCGCGGCAGCCGAAGCTCGGCACCGGCGCGCGCTTCGCCGAGCTGAAGGAGAAGCTCGGCCGCCGCAAGGGCAAGGTGCGCAATCCCGGCGCGCTCGCCGCCTACATCGGGCGCAAGAAGTACGGCAAGAAGAAATTCGCGCAGCTCGCGAAGGGCGTGCCGCTCGGGCACACCTTCGGGCCCCTCGGCACGTGCGTCGCCTGCGCCGCGCTCGACGACACGGCATGAGATGGCGGACCCGCTGCCGTTGCTCCTGCTGACCCCGCCGCTGGCGAAGGCGGTCAAGCATCCCGGCGCGCGCGGCGGCCGCGGTTTTTACACGAGGAAGGGGACGTGGCGGTACGGCGCCAACGCCATCACGCATGACGAGGTGCGCGCGCTCGCCGCGCAGGGGCGGGCGAAGTGGGGCGACGACGCGAACGTCGACAAGATGGAGGTGCTCACCCATCCCCACGTCTACAAGGTCTGGCAGCGTCTCAACCCGGGCTGGAAGATCGAGCGCTCGTCGCATCCGAAGTGGGGCGAGGGCTACAACGTCTACCAGGAGCATCCGGGCATCAAGGACGAGAGCGGCAAGCTGTACCGCTCCTACTGGAACAGCCCGAAGGACGACTACTACGCGCATCACCCGTCGAACGCGTGGAACGGCGTCTGGCGGAACACGCGCCACCAGTTCATCCAGGACCTCGTGAACGACGCGGCCGGGTATCCGGCCCCCGACGACAGCGAGGCGACGCGCTACGCGCAGCGGAAGGGCAAGCTCCGCGTCGTCCGCTCCACGGCGTTGCCCGAGGACATCGCGGTCGGCGATCGCATTCGGCGAATCAGTGGCGACGTCGTCCACGTGCTCGGGGCCGAAGATGAGGACCTGATCGTCGGCGACGACGCCGGCAACCGCTCGAATCTCTCCGTTGCCGCTGTCCGTGCTGGCCGTGCCGAGCTGTTGAAGTCGGTGCTGTCGTTCTTGAAGGCGAAGAAGCCGGAAAAGAAGAAGGCTGCGGCGCTCGAGCCCGCCCCGCCACCATCGCGCGAGGACCAGGGCAAGCACGTGCTCGGCCACACGACGTCGAAGAAGCCGGTGTATGCGAGCGGCGCGGACGGTGCTGGCTTCTCCGATGACGAGCACCAGGAGGCCGCGCGGCTCCACGCGAAGGCGCACCTGCATCACACGCAAACCGCCGAGAAGCTCCGCGCCGGCGCCGACGCCGACGACGACTGGCAGCGCAGCGAGGGCCAGCACCAGCGCGCTGCGGCGCACGACACGCTGGCCCAGCACCACTTCGACCTGGTGCGCGACCACCTGGTCGCTGGCGGCCACGGCGGCGAGCAGGAGATGGGCTGGGACGAGAAGCGGAGCCAGCCGAAGCTCGGCAAGGTGGTGCCGCACGGGGCCAAGCAGCGCGCCGAGGCGAAGGAGCGACTGAAGAAACGCGTGCACGCCGAGCACCCGGGGGGCACGAGCGACGTCGATCGCAACGCCTACGCGCCGAAGGAGAAGACTCATGCCTCATGAGGACCGCCCGCCGAAGGAGCATGGTCGGCACCACCTCGGCAACGTGCCGCCGCGCCCCGATGAACTCGATGCCGAGTTCGACACCCTGCACGAGCGCATTGACGCCGGTGGCGGCGGGGCGGCGGGGCCTCCCGGACCCGCTGGGCCGCAGGGCCCGCAAGGCGTGCAAGGACCCGTCGGGCCGCAAGGCGCCACGGGCGCGCAAGGACCGCAAGGACCGGCCGGCGTCGGCATCTCTTCGTCGCTCCGCCTGGACTTCACCGTGCCCGCCGTGGGCGCGATGGCGCCGGCGACCGTGGGGGCCGGTGATGGGCCGAAGTTCGGGGTGGGGATGATCGTCTTCGTGGAGACCGCCGGGTACTTCAGCATCACCGCCATCGCCATCGACACGCTGACGCTGCAGAATCTCGGCGCGGTAGGGACGGCGCCCCCGACCACCGTGGTGCCGGCGAGCCGCGCGATTGTCGCGACCGGACCGCAAGGACCCGCTGGCCCATGACGCCGCCGATCCGCAAGCCGCGGCCGCGGCCGCGCCCCGGGCCACCGCCCCATCCGCGGCCGGCGCTGCCCGTCCTGGAAGAGCCGGGCCTCGTGCTCGGGCCCGACGGCATCGAGGACTGGTGGGGCTCGGGCCACGTCGCCGCCGTCGACGAGGACGAGGTTGAGTGACTGGCCTCGTCATCCTGCTGCGCGCGGCGCGGCTCTGCCTCGCGAAAGCTGAGCAGCTCGGGTTCGGGTTCCAGCCGCGGAAGCCCGTGCAGCATCCCGGGAGCCGCGGCGGTCTCTTCCGCGTCACTGAGCACGGCGACGTGCGCTACGATCAGCCACCAGCGCCAGCGGCGCCGCCACCGGCGCCGCTGGCGCCAACGCCGGCCGCGATTCCGGTGGCGAACGTCCAGCGCATCACCGTCGGGTCAGCGGACCTCCCGGGTGAAGCCTGGGAGGGCACCGTCGCCGATACCGAGCCGGTGATCGCGTACCGCGGCATCACCGACTTCGCCGAGCTGCACGGCGAGGGCGGCTGGGCGTCGACGGGCAGCTACACGGTGCGCGCCTACGAAGGGCGGACGACGCAGTTTGCGGCGCAGCCCGAGGGCATCGTGCGGGCGCCCGCACGTGAGCGGACCGGCGCCTACATCCCGGGAAAGAGCGCGTACCGCTACCTCGTCACGGCCGACATCCGCGGCCTGCCGTTCCGCACGCTGCGCGAGCCGCACGAGGGCCACGTGCAGGCCGACCTCGGCCTCGGGCTCGGCATCTTCGGGCCGATTCCGCACGATCGCATCCTCGACGTTCAGCGCATCAACGACGACGGCACGCTCGGGCCGCACCTGGTGGCCGATGCGCTCACGCCGCCCGCGAAGGCGGCCTATCGAGAGCACGGCATCCGCGCGCCGTTCTTCAAGGCGTGGTTCGGCGACTGGGAGCACGATCCGGCGAACGCCTCGAAGGTCGTCAACCCGGCCGGCGAGCCGCAAGTGGAGTTCCCCATCCGCGTCTTCCACGGCACGCCGAAGGGCGGCTTCACGGCGTTCAAGACGGAGGAGGCCGACCCGGGCGCGCTCTATGGGCCCGGCTTCTACTTCACCGAGGACAAGGAGATCGCGCGCGGCTACGCGAAGGGCAAGGTCGGCCAGCACTTCAGCGACACCGCGGTCCAGGGGCTCGCGCGATTCATTCGCAAGCATCTCCCGTCGAAGAACCTACGACTCACGATGCACCGCTGGACGGTCTGGAATCTCGGCGGTGGGCCGCACCAGATTCACCGGAACTACCGGCTCGAAGGGCTCGACCCACTCAACAGCCGCGACTTCCCGGTGCTCGGCACCACGCTCGAAGGCGACGAAGCAGACATGGGCTACCTGCCGCACCTCCTGGGTTGGGATGAGGCGACGACGGCGGCATGGAAGCGCGAAGCGACCGCGGCCGGCTGGAAGGAGACCGACCCGGAAGTGAAGGAGTGCTACCTCAACATCCGCCAGCCGTTCGACGCGGACACGGGCCGCATCTCGCTGGCGTCCATTCCCGAGGAAGTCTTGAAGCTCTACCCGTCCCTGCACGACAAGCGGTGGCGGCAGAATCCGCTTGCGGACAAGGCACTCAGCTACCGCGACCTCGACAGCCACACGCGGTCGAGACGGACGACGAACGTCATTCTCCAGCAGCTCGGCTACGACGGCATCACGCACATCGGCGGGATCATTACCGGGCAGGACCGCACGCACCGCGTGTGGATCACGTTCGAGCCGACGCAGATTAAGGCGGTCGAGAACGCGGGCACGTTCGACCCCGCCGACCCCGACATCACGAAGAGCCAGTCCGGGCTCGTGCTGCTGCTGAAGGCCGCGCGGCTCTGTAAGGCCGCCGCCGCGCAGCTCGGGCTCTTCCACGAGCCCGTGCACGAGCCGGGCAGCCGCGGCGGTCACGGATTCTGGGACCGCTGGGGTCGCTGGCAGTACGGCAGCAAGCCCGAGGGGTTTCAGGAACGGCCCGACGCGCCGCCGGCGCCGGCGGAGTCCGGCAACACGCGGCTGCCCGGCGAGCCGGACCTGCGCACCTACGACTGGCTGCTCGTCAACATCTCGGGCGGCAAGGATTCGCAAGCCGCGCTCGACGAGACGGTGCGGCGCGCGGATGCACAAGGCGTTCCGCGGAGCCGCATCGTCGCTGTCCATGAAGCGATGAGCGGCGTCGATCATCCCGGCGCGAACGAACTCGCTGCCCGCCAGGCGGCGCACTACGGCCTGCGGTACGAGACGGTCACGCGCACGCTGGGCAACCTGCTCCAACACGCCGAGCGGAAGGGGAAGTTCCCCGGCATGCGGAGCACGCAGTGGTGCACCTCCGACCACAAGCGCGCGCAGGCCGACAAGCTCATCACGAGGCTCTGCGACGAAGTGCGCTCGCCGACGAATCCCCGCCCGCGCGTCCTGAACATCATGGGCATTCGCGGCGCCGAGTCGGCCGAGCGCGGGAAGCAGCCGCCCTACAGCGCCCTCAAGCGCTTCGCCACCAACAGTGCGAAGGAGGTGGATCAGTGGCTCCCGATCCATGGCTGGTCGGAGCACGACGTGTGGGCGCGCATCAAGGAGAGCGGCGTCGAGTCGTCGCCGACCTACCAGTGGGCCCCGCGCTTCTCCTGCCCGTTCTGCATCTACGGGAGCAAGGAGGAGCACGTCGAGGCCGCGCGGCACTATCCCGAGATGGCGGCCGAGTACGCCCGCGTCGAGGAGAAGATCGGGCACACGGTCGCCCGCGGCCGCACGATGCGCGAGGTGATCGCGGAAGCCGAGGAGCGCGGACTTCTCAAGAGCCTCTGCGCGCTCCACCGCGCGCTGTTCCTGAAGGCGGTCGCGGCGCAGTTCGGGTTCGGCTTCCCGGCGCCGCGCCGGCGCGTGCTCCATCCCGGGAAGCGTGGCGGTCGCTGGTTCATGACCCGCGGCGGCGAGATTCGCTACGGGCTGCCGGAGGTGCCCCCGGTGCGTGCGCGGGCCGATGTGCCGAGCGTCGACCAGGCGGTCGTCTTTCGCTCTGGCGCGTCGGACATCACCTCGATGCGCGGGTACATCGCCGCCGGCCGCGCGATCGGCGTCGAGGTGAACCAGCTCTCCGCCCCGTCGAAGGCGGTGCTCGCCGAGGCCGTGCTCTACGGCCATCCCGCGTTTGTCGACTCGGGAGCCTTTCCCGCGTTCCGGCGCGGCAAACGGCTGACGGCGGCCGAGTTCGACCGCGTGCTCGGCGAGTACGAGGGGCTCATGGATGAGACCGCGTCGCACATCGGGCGCCCCGAGCTGCGCGGTCAGCCGCAGTGGCAGCGCGGCTGGTACTTCGTCATGCCCGACGTGATCGGCGACCAGGCGGAGAGCCAGCGGCTGCAGCACGTCTTCGCGCCGCGCATCCGCCGGCTGATCGACCGCGGCGCGAACGTGCTCGTCCCGCTCCAGCGTGGCGAGCGCTCGCTGGCGGAGGTCTACCAGGACACCGTCGAGAACCTCGGCACCGACAAGTTCGTCTCGGCGCTGCCGTCGAACGAGGCCGCGGTGCCGCCCGCCGAGCTGCTCGACTTCGTGCGCACGGCGAAGCCGCGCGCGATCCACCTCCTCGGGCTCGGGAAGCAGACGCTCGTCGACGCCTGGCGCCGGCGCTTCGTCCAGGCCGTCCGCCCGCGGCTCATCGTGGTGACGGCGGACGCGAACCGGCTCCGCGCCATCGTCGGTCAGGGCCGCCCGCTCACGACGGCCGTGAACGAAGAGGCGGAGCGCGTCCTCGCGGACCTCGCAGTCGCGGGCCATCCGCTGCCGCCGCGCGCCCGCCTGCTCCGCATGATCCGCCCGCGCATGCGCGCCGAGGCGCTCGCGCGCCTCGAACGGCCGAGGGTGGCGTCATGATCGGGCGCTTGCTGCTCTTCTTCCCGCGCCTCTCGAAGGCGACCCAGATGGGCTTCACGTTCGGGCCGCGGAAAGAGGTGCAGCACCCGGGCGAACGCGGGGGCAAAGGTTTCTGGGATATTCACGGCCGGTGGCAGTACGGCGAGCCACCTGGCGCGGCGACGCCGGCGGCACCCGCCACGCCGGCAGCACCGGCGTCGCTGCTCACGCTCACCGGCGCGCCCGTGGCGGTGACGCCGGGGCGCTGGCCGGCGAAGCCGAAGACGTACGCCGAGGCGACGAAGGAAGCGCCCGTCGCCGACTTCGAGGTCCTCGAACCCGAGTTCATCGCGCACTACCGGGAAACGATGCTCACGCGGGCGCAGCGGAACCGGGCGAGCTGGGAGCGCGTGCGGACCGACGTCGGGCAGCGGCGCACCACGCGGGCGCAGGCCGAGCACCAGGTGCGCATCTGGGGCGAAGAGCTGGCGCGCTGGGCTGACCCGAATCCGGCGCAGGTGGAGTCGCAAAAGGAAAAGGCGCGGGCGGTCTACGCGAAGCTCGTCAAGGAAGCCATCTCCAAGGGCAAGCCGGTGCCGGCGCCCGTGGTGGCGCAGCGGCCCGAGTTCCGCACCGCGCAGAACGCGCGCGCGCGCTACGAGAAAGGCAAGCACACGAGCTTCGCCAACGTCTCGCTGGCGGTGAATCGCACGATGCAGGATCGCCGCGGCTACAAGGCGAAGCGGCAGGACGGCGAGCCGCTGACGCTCGGGCAGCTCGCCGAGATCGAGGAGGGGATCGACGCCATCGAGGCGGTGACGGGCCCGCTCGCCGACGTGCTCCGGAAGATCGACGTCACCATCGCGCACACCAACGGCAAGCAGCCGTTCCTCCGGAAGGCCGGCGGCCTCTACTCGCCCGACGAGGACACCGTCACGGTCGGCATCGCCGGCGTCTCGGCGCTCGCGCACGAGCTGGCGCACATGATCGACCACGCCGCGGGGAAGGCGCTCTCCCGGACGGGGCGCATCTTCCGCAAGGGTCGCACGATGACGTCCGACAGCATGGCCGAGCTGGACGCGCGCGACTCGATGCCCGAGACGCAGCTCGCGCGCCAGCTCCTCCGCCGCGCCCGCGCGAGCATGTCGAACGAGCGCCAGGTGGTGCTCGATTTGAAGTCGAAGCTCGCGGCCGCGACGCCCGAGGAGCGCACGCGGCTGCAAAAGGTGCAGGTGCACCTCGGGCCCTACTGGTCGGAGCCGTGCGAGCTGTGGGCGCGCATGATCGAGCAGTACGTCGCCACCGCGCGGCGCGGGAAGGGCAAGAGCTTCGCGCACGACAGCGCCGAGTGGTACGAGGCCGCGCCCGGCTGGTGGAACCCGGAGGCGTTCTCGGCGCTCGCGCCGGCGGTGAAGACGCTGCTCGATCACCGGCTCGCCGTGCTGCGCGGGCAGACCGTGACCGCGGGCCCGGTCGCTGATCCCACGGTGGTCGCTGGCATGGAGACCGCTTCTCCGCTCGCTGGGCACGGCGGCGACGTGCGCCGGCACTATCTCGCCCAGCGCGCCGCGCGCATCGCGGCCGCCGCGGCCGCCGTCGCCAACCAGCCGCCGCCCGAGTTCACCGACACGACGCGCCCGCTCCGCGTGGGCGACGAGGTCTACATGGACGACTCCGGCATGGTCGATAGCCGCGGCCGCCCGATGCCCGGCGCCGGCTGGCGGCGTGTCTGGGTCGAGCACATTCATCCGGACGGCAGCGTGGACTACCGGGACGTGCGCGGTGATCCGACCGCCGGCAGCGGCTGGACCCGACGCGCGAATCTCTACGCGCGGCCCGCATGAGTCACCCCCGGCGCACCCTGCTGCTCTTCCTCTGCCAGCGCTGGCTGGTGAAAGCGGAGCAGCTCGCCCTCATCCAGCACCCCGGCTCGCGCGGGGGCAAGGGATATTTCCAGGAAGGGGGCCGCTGGAAATACGGAACCTACAAACCCCCCGAGCCGCCGACGCCGCCGAAGACCCCGGGCGTCATGGCCGACGAAGAGCTAGCGCGCTACCCGACGTTCCCGACGGAGCCATGTCCGCACTGCGACTACCACGCCTACTCCGCGGTGCACTCGCGCTATCACGAGACGCGCTATGGCGTGTACGCGCACGGCGGCACGATCGGCGAGCGCGGCAAGTTCATCACGTCGAAGCCCTATGGGCGGCGAGGCTCGATCACGCGTCGGCTCGCGCACGCCGCGATGCACCGCCATCTCGCGCGCGCGCATCCGTTGGAGACGCCATGAGCGCGCCGGTGCTCCGCTTCTTCCCGCTGGCGAAGGCGCGGCGCGCGTCGAGCGCGGCCGAGCAGCTCCCGCTGCTCTTCCACCAGCCGCGCAAGCCGGTGCAGCATCCCGGCAGCCGCGGCGGCCGCGGCTGGTTCGACGAACGCGGCGACTGGCAGTACGGCAGCCCACCGGCCGGCGCGCCGGAGACCGGCGTCGAGTGGCTGCACCAGAAGGCGCTCGCCGACCACCAGCGGGCCCTCGCTCTGCGTCGCGCCGCGCTGGAGGACAAGCGGACACCGGCCGAGCGCGTGCGGAAGTCGCCGCGGAGTGTGCCCGGGACGCAGGTCCGCTGGTACGCGACACCGCTCGGGGGCGGCGAGCGCTCCGAGGTCATGTTCAACACGCGCCGGGAGGCGCTCGCCTACCTGGAGGGCAGCGAGGGCCGGCAGGGCAGCGACCAGACGATCCGCGAGAACCGCGAGAGCATGGTCGAGGACGCCGCGGCCAGCGTCGCGGAGTACGCGGCCAAGCTCGCGCCGCCGGCGGCGCCCGAACCTGAGCAGCGCGAGTGGAACGAAGAGATCGACGGCGTCCCGACGATCGTCCGCACGGGCTCGCCGGATGACCCGTTCAAGTATCGGTCGAGCTTCCACGTCACGATGGCGTACGACGCCGAGGGCTATCCCGCGGAGTCGCGGAAGCTGCACGCGGCGACCCTGGAGGAGTACCGCGCGCTGCTCGCGAGCCGGCAACCCCCGCCGCCCGAGCCCGAGCCGGCGCCGGCGCCGGTGCCGGTGCCTGAAGAGGTGCTCCACACGCGGGCGACCGAACACACCCGGCGGGCCATCGCCGAGCAGGAAGCCCGCGGGCCGATCCCGAGCATGGCCGAAGAGGCCGCCGCGGCGGCCGCCCGCGCGGACGCGAACCGCGCCGCGCGGCGTGCCGAGGTCGCGCCGCACATTGCGGCATACATGGAGGCGCACCGGCGCTTCGACGCCGGCGACACGAGCCCGCCCGTCATCGAGGCGATCGAGGGCGCGCGCCGCGCGCTCTACGACCTCGGATGGGGAGGGGAGAACCCGGAAGCCCACCTCCAGGAGCTGCGCCGTGCCGAGCGAGCGAAGACGGATGACATCCCGAAGTTAGAACGCGAGCTGGCACGCCTCCAAGCCCGCATGGCGCCCATGCATCGGCGTGCCGCATCGCGCGCCCAGGCGACGACGCGCGAAGCCAATCTGGGCAAGCTCGCCCAGGTTGTCGATGCGGTGCGCGACCGCCTGACCCGCGCCCGCGCCGCGCAGCCGCCGGCGCCCGCCGAGCCGCCGGTGCGGAAGCCCGATCCCTCTGGCGCGCCCGTGCCGCTGCCGGGCTTGAACGACCTCTACCAGATATTCCGCGAGGTCGGGTGGGACCCGAAGAAAGCGCGGCCGTTAGTCCACGAACGATTCCCGGGGGCGATGGCGCATCACGAGGGAGAGCGCCGGTGGCGGGGCGCCGTTCAGCAATGGGGGAAGCCGGGCCCGACCGAGCTGGAAGAGGCCGAAGCGCGACTCGCGGCAAAGGTGGCCGAGCCTCAGCCGGAGCCAGTCCCCGAGCCCGAACCAAACGTCGCCGAAACACCGCCTATTTCGGCGCCAAGTGGTGACCCCGCGCTCGCGGCCAAGCTCCACACGGCCGCCGACGCGCTGCAGCCGCAGATCGACCGACTCTACAATCCCGCGATCGGTCAGCAGAACATCACCGCGCGCCGCTCGCGGATCGCGGGCGGCATGGCGGAGCGGGCGCAGGGACTCGAACGCCAGCAGCGCATCCTGCACGCGCTCGCCGAGCACCACGCGGCTGGCACGGTGCCCCCGGAGGTGGCGGGCATCCGGAGCCGCACGCACGTCGAGGCGGCGCTGCACCAGCGCTTCCCCGAGCCCCACCTGCATCCGGCCCATCTGCCCGACGTCGCCGCGGGCGCCCGCGCGCATGGGCTCGATGCCGATGCTGCCACGATCGCCGCTGGCCACGTGGCGATGCTGGCGCACGCCCCCGCCGGCGACGAATGGAAGGGTGGCTACAACCCGCCGGCCGACCTGGTCGCGGCCGTCGAGCGCGTGGTGAAGCATGACCAGGCGCACCCGCGGACGAACAAGTACGGCCACCGGGAGAAGCTCTGGGCCGACCAGATTCTCGGCTCGGTGCGCGAGCACCGGCGCATGGTCGATGCTGGACTCGACACGCCCGAGAAGCACGCCGCGGCGCGCGCGGCGCTCCTCGCGATGGAGTCGCCGCCGCCGCCCGATCCGCAGGTCCAGGTGAAGGCCGCCGAGCGGGAGCTGCTCGGCCGCGAGATACCCGGCTTCTTCCCGACCCCGCGCGCCGCCGCTGAGGCTGCGGTGCGGGCGGCGGAGATCGGCCCCGGCATGACGGTGCTCGAACCATCGGCGGGCAAGGGCGACATGGCGCAGGCCATCCGCGACCTGCATCCCGACGCGCAGATCACCGCCGTCGAGCTGCAGCGCGACCTCGCGCACATCGCCAACCTGCGCGGTATCCCGACCGAGGTCGGCGATATCCACGCGCACCAGGGCGGCCCCTACGACCGCGTCGTCATGAACCCGCCGTTCGAGCGCGGCCAGGACATGGAGCACGTGCAGCACGCCTACTCGCTGCTGAAGCCGGGCGGCGTGCTCTCGGCGATCATGAGCGAGGGGCCGTTCTTCCGGGAGGACAAGGCGGCGCGGAGCTTCCGCGACTGGGTCGCGCGGCAGGGCGGGCGCAGCGAGCCGATGCCGGAGGGCAGCTTCATGCGGCACGAAACGAGCGATCGCACCACGGGCGTCCGCACGCGTCAGGTCACCATCCACAAGCCCGTCGGGCTACTCGCCAAGGCGCGCGCCATCCTCGCCCGGCTCACCGGGAGCGGCCCGGGACCTGTCCGCCACGTGGCGCAGAGGTCGGAGCCGCCGCCCTCGGCCGAGGCGACGCTGGCCCGCTGGCACGCCCGCGAGGCCGAGCTGGAAAAGACGCTCTGGTATCTCGACAACGAGGACCTCCCCGTCGCCGTGCCCGGGACCTTCGAGCACGCGCGACTCATCAAGGCGCGCTCCGCCGCCTCGGGCGAGCTGCGCGCGCTCCAGGGCGCGCTCGTGAAGGCCCGGGCGCTCCACGGCCGCCGCCGCGTCGGTGGCCTCCACGTCTCGATCGAGAACCGAAAGGGCAGCACGCGCGAGTGGACCGACCATGCGACGGGCACCACCGGCCGCACGCCGATGCCGGCGCCCTACGGCTATCTCCGCGGCACCATCGGGCTCGACGGCGAGCACGTCGACGTCTTCCTCGGGCCGCTGGCGCACGATGCGCGCATCGAGGGGACGGACGTGTACGTCGTGCTGACCGCCCGGCCGCCGTTCTTCGACCAGCCCGACGAGCAGAAAGTGATGCTCGGCTTCCCGAGCTGGCCCGACGCCCGGCGGGTCTTCCTCGCGGCCTACGGCGGCGAGCCGCGCTTCATCGCCGCGGTCGACGTCGTGCCGTTCGCCGATTTCAAGGCACAGGCGTTTGCCACAGGCAGCGCCGGCGCCGAGCGTATCCACGGCACGCCGCTCATCCAGAAAGCGCACGTGAGCCCGTACACGCGCCAGACGAAGGGTGGGCAGACCGTCCAGGTCGGCGAGTACGATACGACCCGGCCCGGCGCGCAGCCGAAGCCGCCCGGCCCAGGACGCCCGCCCGCGGCTGCCCCCATGCCGACCCCGCGGGCCCCCGCGGCCGCGGTCCCTGCGCCCACGCCGCGCGTCCCTGGGGCCCCTCCTGCACCCGTGGCCGCCCCGGCGGCGCCTCCGGGTGAGCCCGCGGAGGCGGTCAAGCCGCACAGCATCGACGAGCTGGCGAAGCACATCGCCGAGTTCGTGCCGATCGCCCAGGAAGCGACCGAGCGCCTCGCCGCGGTCTTCCCCGGGCTGCCGGTCGGCTACCGCATGAAGGCGCCCCACAAGCTCGACGAGAAGCTCAGCGGCAGGAGCGGCACCGGGAAGCCGCCGAAGCAGCTCCACGAGATCGAGGACATCGCCGGCACGCGCGTGACCTTCAAGTCGATCCCGGAGATTCAGGCGGCCGTCGAGCGCGTGAAGCGCAATTTCAACGTCCGGAGCGAGGAGGACTACCTCGCACGGCCGAAAAATAACTACCGCTCCTACCACGTGATCCTGGAGGTGCAGGGCCGGCCCGTCGAGCTGCAGCTCCGCACCCCGCGCTTGACGATCCTGGCGGACTACATGCACGACACGGTCTACAAGCAGCAGACCGGGCACCCGCCGCCGCCCGAAATACATCCCTACCTGGCGGGCCTGAGCGAGCACGTCGCCTGCCTCGATGGCGGTGGCGATCCCAGCACGTGCCCGCCGGCGCCCGACTGTCCGCCGCCGGTGCAGCAAGCGCTCGGCTGCGTGGAGGGCATCTGATGACCCAGATACTCGCCGTGCGCGACAACGAAACGCGGAAGGTCGTGGTGTGCGAGGAGCTACCCGCGGACCACGATCCGGCGAAGACGTACGCCGAGGCGCGGAACAAGTACCCCGCGCCGCGCTACGAGGTCGTGCTCGGCGGTGCGCCGTCGCTCGACAACTTCCTGCAGAACTACCCGCGCTTCCGGCAGGAAGGTACGAAGCCGGCCGCTGGTGACACGAAAGGGGCCGCCGCTGACACGACCGCGCCCGCGGCTGCACCGAAACCGCCGCCCGGGAAACCGCCGGCATGATGGGCGCGCTGCCCCTGCCCGTGACGCACTGGACGTCGACGGCGGCGGTGCTCGTGTCGATCGAGCACGGCGTCACGGTGCGCCGGCTCGTCCGCGTCGCGTGGCCGATGCTGAAGGGCGCGCAGGGCGACTTCGGGAAGGTCTACGCGGACAACGCTGGAAATTTTCGTTGGATCACCGTGCACCCGTGGGGGAAGGACGAAAAGGGCGTCCCGGTCAAGATTCGCGAATCGAAAACCGAAAAGGGGACGTGGCACATCGTCGGCGGCGCCGGCGGCAAGCTGAACTATCTCCGGCTCACCAACGTGAAGACGCCGGAGGAGTACCGCGCGCAGGCGACCGAGAAGCGGAAGGCGAAGAAGCAGCGCGAGGAAGCGCAGCGCGGCAAGGAACGCGAGCGCAAGGCCGGACTCACCGAAGAGGAGAAGAAAGCCGAGGCGGCCGCCAAGCGCGGGCAGCAGGCCGCGAAGGAAGAGCGCACGCTGCAGCAGCGGGCCGACGAAACGGAGTTCATCGCGCGCGTGGCGAAGCAGCAGGGCTGGAAGGACGAGCAGTGGCAGTTCAAGGACCGCGCCGACGCGCTCCGGGAGCAGGGCGCGTCGCCCGAGCGCATCGCGCAGGTCGAGGACCGCCACCACAAGCGCATGCTGCAGAAAGCGAAGGACGCGATCGAGGCATCGAAGCGTGCGCTGCTCGCCGACCCCGAGACGGCGGCCCGCGTGGTCGGCAAGGACGTGCCGCTGCACACCGACGATCCCCAGGTGGTCGCGCTCACCGACCTGCTCGACGGCCCCGAGACGCCACGCGGCAAGGGGTTCAAGACGATCACGAAGGAATCGTCCGACAAGGAAATCCGCGCCGCGCTCGCCGAGCAGGACGCGCAGCGTGTGCAGCGGGACATCACGGCGGTCGAAACGCATCTCGCGGGCGCCATCGCGCACGGCGAGCACGACCCCGAGGCTCTCGCGCATCTGAAGGACCTGCGCGCGCAGGCACGCGTCGCCGACCTCATGAAGGATGCCAACGAGCGCACGCCGGCGCAGCGGGAGGCCGAACGCGCCGAGATCGCCAAGGCCATCAAGGACGCGCGCACGGCGCAGGCGGAGGCGGCGAAGACGCTGACGAAGCTCCAGGCCGGCGACGTGCCCCCCGACGCCCCGAAGGAAGAGAACGCGGCGATCGAGCTGAAGACGCGCGAGCAGGAGATCGACCACCTGCGCGACCGCCTCGTCGACCTCGACGTGATCGAGGGCAGCGCGCAGCCCGCCGTGAAGGGCGAGGCGGCCGTGCTGTCTCGCCAGCGCATGGAGCAGAAGAAGCGCGAGATTGCCCAGGAGCACGGGCAGGACGCCGCCGACCTGTACGAGCAGCGTGTGGCGCTCATGCGCGAGGGCGCCGACCGCTACCAGCGCGAGATGCGGCGCTACAAGGAAACCGGCGCGCTGCCGCCCGCCGACGTGGCGGTGAAGCCGATTGCCGACCCCGCCGAGCTGCTCCACCTGCTCGGGGCGCAGAAAGCGCTCGACAAGCGCAAGCGCGCCCTGGCCGCGGAAGAGCCGGAGGACGAACGGCTCTTCGGGAAGCCGATCTTTCTCGCCGGCGGCAAGGTCGACCCGGCACTGCTCGCGCAGGCGAAAAAGGACATCGAGGCGTCCGTCGAAACGACGATGACGCAGGCGTTCCTGTCGCGCGTGGAATCGCCCGAGCTACTGCTCGGCCGCGGCGGCGTCTTCAGCGAGGACTACGACCGCGTCGGGCTCCACCGGGCGCTCGACCGCCACGTGTCCGCGGGCGCCTACAACGTCATGAACAACGCGGCGCTGGCGGCCTTCAAGACGCCGCTGGTGAGTCGTGAAGTGGTCGACGTGCTCGGCGCCGGCGGCTCGGCGCAGCTCCTCGCGGCGCTCGTGCACGGGCGCGAGGGGGCCGACGTCGCGAAGGCCATGTCGAAGCAGCTCGGCGAGTACCACGTGAAGGAGAACGTCCGGCAAGCCGACGAGCGCATCCGGGAGCTGGATGAGGACCTCGATGCCGCCGACGAGGCCATCGCGCATCTCTCGACGCCGGACGCGCTGGCGACGGCGGTGCAGGCGAACCAGGTGCGCGCGGCCAAGCTCGAAGAGGCGCGCCAGACCATGGGGCAGGCGCTCGGCGAGTACGAGGCGACCGCGGCGCTCGTGCAGGCACTCGGCGCGCCGCCGGCGTCGGAGGTGCACACGAACCTCGGACCTGTCGGCACCGACACCGCCATCCGCCAGCTCCGCGCGCTCGGGCTCGCGCGCGAGGACTACACGATCACGTCGGACGGCACGAACCAGTTCGCCACCATCAAAGCGGCCGCGTTCCCCAAACTCGCCGCGGCCCCCGACCCGGCGCGCGAGAAGCTCACCGAGGCCGTGCTGTCCATCAAACGCGGCGAGCAGGACGAGGCTAACTGGCAGCCGAAGGGCGGCGCGGTCCGCACGGCGACCTCCATGAACGCCCCGGGGATCGAGCCGCCGTCGCTCACGACGAACCTGAAACCGTTCGACCAGTGGAGCGACCCGAGCGGCGACGTCGACGAGTACGTCGCGCGCCGCGTCGGTCAGGGCGAGGACCTGAACGACGTGCTCCCCGATCTCTTGACGGGCGTCAACGCGGTGCCGGAGGCGCAGCGCGCGGCCGTCGAGGCGCGCGTCCGCGAGCTGTTCCCGCCGACCGAGAACACCGGCGGCCGCGAGCACCTGGTGAAGGCCGAGCAATGGCGCGCCCGCGCGCAGAAGATCGTCGAGGAGCAAGCCGAGAAAGCCGGCTTCGGCCGCTTCGCGCCGATCCATGCGCAGGGGATCGACGTGGACAACGTCGACACACACGAGGCGATGTTCCGGGCGCTCGCCGCCGATCCGCGCGCCATGGCGGCCTTCAAGCCGGTCGGCGAGCTGACCGATCAGGAGCAGCGGGCGTTGCGGCACTACTTCGCCGCGGAGGTGGCGAAGCCCGGCGCGCAGAAGACGGCGCTCGACGAGCGGCTGAAGGCGCTCGGCCCGGAGCCCGAGCACACCACCACCGGGGGGCTCTTCGGGGGCGAGGTGACGACACCGGAGTGGACCGACTGGAAGGCGAAGCGCGACCGCCTGATGGAGGATCACCACTTCGACGGCGGCACGGTGCCGCGGACGTCGGCCTGGGAGAACTACGTCACCACCATGGGCGGCCAGGCCCGCGCGTACGCGTCCCTGCAGGACGCCGTCAAGAGCGGCTTCGCCCAGCGCTTTCACCAAGCCTACACGAATCTCACCGGGCAGCCGCTCCGCCTCGGTATCCAGGACCTGCGGCACGCCGAGCTGCACGCCGGCTATCTCGACCCGCAGGAACGCGAGCGCATGCTCGCCGAGCACCGCAAGCTCCTCGACTCGGTGCGCAGCCGTGCGACGACGGGCAAGTACGCCGCCGGCGCCGTCGCCGACAAGCTCGAACGGGCCCGGCAGGTGGAAGAGATCGAGCGCCAGAATCAGCGCGGCTTGCTCCTCGGGGCGAGCCCCACGGCGGCCACGCGCAAGACGCCGAACGCGCACGAGCGCTACTTCCTCGGCGACCACCTCGAAGCGCAGCTCGGGGCGCTCATGCCGAACGTGGCCAAGTCGTTCAAGCCGGGCGAGCCGGTCAGCCTCATCCCGGACAAGAGCTACACCGGGAAGTACATCCACCAGCAACGCGCCATCAAGGCGTTCCTGGCCTCGAAGCGCATGGCGGCCGCGCTCGGTACGGGCTCCGGCAAGACGGGCATCGCCATCAACAGCCTGACCGAGGCGCGTGGCGATCCAAAGACGGGAGTGAAGCGCGGGCTCTTCCTGGTGCCGTCGTCGGTGCAGGGCCAGTTCGGCGCCGAGTTTGCCCGCTTCGCTGACCCGAAGACGCTGCACTGGGCGGCGAACCCGGGCGCGACGCACGAGCAGCGCGTCGCGGAGCATGCGGATGCGGACACGCATGCCGTCGTGCACACGCACCAGGGATTCCGGGAAGACATGGTGCGGCTGCTCGCCAAGCACTGGGGCGTGGACCCCGCCACCGCCACCGAACGCTTCATGAAGCTCGATCGGAAGATCGCCGCGTCCCAGCTCCGGGAGGTGTGGAAGGCGAACGGCATCAACTACCAGATGCTCACGGTCGACGAGGGCCACGGGCTCCTCGATCGCGAAGGGAAGCCGGACTCGGTGCTGTCGCGGATCGTGCAGTCCGCCAGCGATTCGACGCCGTACTACATGAGTTCGTCGGCCGACCCGGTGAAGAACGACGTGAGCGAGCTGCGGAGCCTGCTCTCGAAGCTCCATCCCGACGGCCGCTACGACGACGCGGGCGAGTGGCAGCGGCGCTACGGCGTCAACACGACGGCGAGCGCCGAGGCCCTCAAGCGCGAGGTGGCGCCCTGGGTGTACGCGGCGAACATCCCGAGCGGCAACCAGGTGAACCGCCACAAGGAGACCGTGCCGCTCTCGGCGACGCAGCGGACGCAGTACGACGCCGTGCTGCGCGCGCAGGGCAAGCTGGCCGCGGCGCGGTCGGCCGGCACGGTGGACATCGAGGCGGCGAAGACGCTCGCGCCGGATCGCTTCAAGGACGCGCCGGCGGACCAGCACGAGGCGATCGCGCGCGAGATTCAGCGGAACCCGGGGACGCTCCGCGACGCCGCGCTCGCGCGCATCGTCGAGGATACGCCGCGGCACGAGAACGCGAAGATTCAGGCGCTCGTGAAGCGGCTCGCCGGCCAGGACACGAAGAAGAAGCCGGTGGTCATCTTCGCGCATCGCCTGAAGGCCGTCGACGAGATCACCGAGGCGCTCGCCGAGGCCGGCCACCGCGTCGTCAAGCTGACGGGCGCGGACTCGGCGAAGGAACGCGACCGCAAGCGGCGCGAGTTCCAGCCCGACGTCGGCGACGCGAAGGCCGACGTGTTCGTGCTCTCCGACGCCGGCGAGGCGGGCTTGAACCTGCAGCGCGGCCAGTCGCTCATCCAGTACGACCGGCCGATGACGGCGAAAACCCACGCGCAGCGCAATGGCCGGATCGACCGCCTCGGGCAGAAGAATCCCGAGATTGACCTGACCGACCTCTCCACCGACACGCCCTACGAAGCGCGTGCCGCCGACCGCATCGAGCACAAGTACGCGCTGCGGAACATCCTGACCGACCCCGCCGAACAGCTCGACGACACCGGGCTCGCGGGCGTCTTCACCCGGGCGCGGCAAGAGGCCACTGCCGCCCGCGACCGGCCGACGAAAGTGGCCGCCTGATGCATCCCACTCGCCGCCGGCTCCTCACCGCCGCCGCGAAGCTCGAAGCGCTTCGCCAGCGGAACGACACCCAACGCCGCCAGCTCGTGAAGCAACTGAACGCGATGGCCGACCACGCCACCGGCGCCGTCGCGAAGCTCCACGAGAAAGCCAGCGCTGGCGATCCGGAAGCGGCCCGCGTCGCGCGCCGCGCGGCCTACGGACGCACACTCGCGCGCCGCACGGTCGCCGATCTGGCGGCCGCGCGGGGCGACGAGGAGGGCACGTGAGTGCCCCGGTCGCCTCGATTCGCATGCTCTGTCCGTCGTGCAAACACGTGCTCGTCGAGAACGCGCACGAGGGTGGCATCGCGCTGAAAAGCCGCGCCGTCGTGCTCGATCCGAGCATCCCGCGCGCGCTGCTCACGTGCCCCGAATGCCGGTCGCGCGTCGAGCTGAGTAAGGGCCGCCTGTTGCTCTTTCGCGTGCCGCCTGCTAGGCGCCCACCTGTGAGGTAAACACCAGACATACGACTCCCCCCCAGGGAGCAGCAGCATCGACGCTCGGGGGGCCGCTGGCAGCACGCCGGCGGCCCCCCGTTTTCGTTTCAAGCTCGGGGGGCCGGACCGCGGATCGACTACTGACGAGCCGCCGCGGGCCGGCCCCCCGTTCGCGTTTCGGGGGTTCGATCGGTGGAAGCGGCGGCAGCAGACCGGGCACACGCGGACGATCTCCGCGGCACCTTCGCCGAAGGCGAGCCCGTCTCGCTCATCTGCGTCGACTTCCCGTTCTTGAAGGCGCGCCCGGCCCAGGACGGCGACCGCCGCTACATCTACTGCGAGGCGTCGAACGAGGTCCGCGACCAGGAGGGCGAGGTCGTCAAGCAGTCGGCGCTGCGCGGCTCGAAGGACTTCTTCCTCTCCAACGGCAACGTCGACATCGAGCACAAGTCGATCCTGCCGACCGCGGTGACGGGCGTCGAGAACCCGCGCGAGTGGGAGATCGGCCGGCCCGTCGACGTCCGCTTCGGCGACACCGAGACGTTCTGCAAGTCGGAAATCTACCAGCGCAACCCGAAAAGCGAGTGGTTCTGGGGCACCATCGCCGTCCAGGACCCGCCGATGCAGTGGTTCCCGTCGGTCGGCGGGATTCCGCTCGCGCGCGAGACGAAGGTCGACCCGCACACCGGCGAGGCGCGCGTCATCATCACGAAGGCGAAGTGGTTCAACCTGGCCTTCGCGCGCGAGCCGCAGAACCTCGCGGTGTCGCCCGCCAAGATCGTCCCGATTGGCGCGTTCCTGAAGGCGCTCGCGTTCGCCAGCGGCGCGCGCTGCTGCCTCGGGCCCGACTGCAGCCCCGAGTCGACCTGTAAGGCGATTACCGCCGGCTACGGCACCGACTCGGCCACGCTGACCGGCGGCGCGGCGCTCCGGCGCCAGTCGATCCAGGGCGGCGTCCTCCACCTCTGGGACCAGCACCTCGCGAAGTACGTGCGCGCACTCGGCACGGACGCCTGTCCGCACAGCCGCGCGCCGCAAACCATCGACACGCTGCACAACCACTTCTCTACCTGTGCAGGGCTGGCGCCCGCGGACGCGGCCGCCGCCACCACGCGGTTGCTCCGCATGCAAGCGCGCCGGCGCGCCCGGCGCGGAGGGAGGCACGAATGACTCTCAAGTGTGGCCAGGGCCACGAGCTGAGCGAGGGCCAGAAGTTCTGCGGCGAGTGCGGCGGCCCCGCCGAAGAGGCGGGGAAGTGCGCCGCGTGCAGCGCCGTCATGGCGAAGGCGCAGCGCTTCTGCAGCGACTGCGGCACCGCGGCGCCGGGCACCGATGGCGCCGCCGATCTCGACGCCTCGCTCGACGAGATGAACGCCTTCGTCAAGGCGAGCACCGAGTACGAGGACGAGCTGCTCGCGCTGCCGGAGATCGACGACGACACCGCGATCGACGACTCGAAGATCACCGCGGTGCTCGCGAAGGCCCGCGTGCTCGACCCCGAGACGCAGGAGCCGCTCGGACTCGATGCGACCCCCGTCGTCGGCGAGCTGATGCGGATGCAGACGCGCGCGGACCTCGGGTCGCGCGCCTACACCGAGCACCTCACCGCCGGCATGCATCACCTGTTCGACGGCCAGGGCAAGCTCCTGAAGAGCCAGGTCGCGATCGCGACGCTGCTGAAGGGGCTGGCGGCGACGGTCGCCGAGCTGGCCAACACGCCGCGCGGGCGGCGCTCCGTGGCCATCGCGCCGGCGGCGACGATGGGCGGCGCGACGCGCCCGCGCACCGCAGCGCAGGGCCCCGCCGGCCCCGACCTCATGGCGAAGGCCGTGCTGGCCGCGCGGAAGAACGGCGAGCTGCTCTCCTCGGTCGATATCGCGAAGCTCGAAGGCTACGCGCTCGACCCGTCGCTGAACTGGGGTCTCCCCGAGATCGCGGCGGTCGACCCGCAACTCGCGGCGAAGGTCGATGCCGCGCTGCTCGCTACGGCGGCGGCCTAACCGGCGGCCCGCAAAAGGAGCACGACCATGATGGGTCCTGGATCAGGCTACATCCCCTTCGGGCCGGCAGTCGGGGGAGACGAAGGGCTCCCGCAACTCGACTCGCCCTACCAGTTCAACACGATCGACGACTTCCGGAAGGCGGTCACGGCGGGCTACGGCACCGACGTCGCCACGCTGACCGGCGGCGCCTCGCTGCGTCTCCAGTCGATCGAGCCGACGCTGCTCCGCACGATTCAAGAGGACGATCATTTCGTGTTTTTCAACAAGATCGTCCAGTCGCCCGCGGGCGCAACGGTCGACGAGTTCACGGTCAAGTCGGCGATCGGCGGCTTCCCGGGCAGCGGGTTCAACTCCGAGATGGGCACCATCGCGGAGACGCAGGGCACGTACGCTCGGCAAGTCGGGCTCGTCAAATACCTGATGACGAAGCGTCAGGTCTCTGTCGTTCAGCAGAGCCAGCGCACCCTCGTCGACACGATGGCCGAGGAGAAAATCGACGCGGCCCGCGAGTTGAAAACGTCGGTCGAGTGGGCCTGCTTCTACGGGAACAGCACGGTCAACCCGCTGGAGTTCGACGGGCTCCAGCACGTCATCGAGACGACCGCTGACCCCGACCTGATCCAGGACGCGCAGGGCGCGGGCCTCTCCTACGTGGCGAAGGAGATCATCGACCTCGCCGCGGCGGTCGCGAGCTACGGCCGCTTCGGCCGCATCACCGACCTCTTCTCGTCCTTCCAGGTGCAGTCCGACGAGCTGGATCAGAAGCTCGATCCGGCCTTCCGCGTGGTCGCCGGGGGCAACGGCGGCGAGGGCGGCATGCGCATCGGCACGCCGGTGGCGGGGGTGAAAACCTCGCACGGCATCATCAAGACGAATCAGGACGTCTTCATCCAGGAAGGCCAGATGCCGTTCCAGGTGCGCCCCGGGCCGTTCCCGGGGATCACCACGGCGCCCGGCGCGCCGACGCCGCCGACGGCCGTGGCCGGCACCGTCGCGCTCGATCCCCTGAGCCTCTTCACCGCCGCGATGGCGGGCAACTACTACTACGGCGTCGAGTCGATCTCGCAGCTCGGGCGCTCGACGGTCGTCGTCACCACGCAGCAGGTGATTGCCGCGGGCGACCACGTCTCGCTCGCGATCACCAACCCGGTCGATCCGACGGTCACCGGCTACGCGATCTACCGGGGCCGGAAGAACGGCACGAACGCGCCGACCGATCTCCGCGAGATGTGCCGCATCCCGATCACCGCGGGCGCGACCACGACGTACGTCGACCTGAACCAGTACGTGCCCGGTAGCTCGATCCTGTTCCTCGTGAACATGGCGCCCGGCGCGCTCGCCGTGACGCTGCGGCGGCTGCTGCCGATGACGCTCTTCCCCCTGTACCCGACGTCGACGGCGTCGCGGCCCTGGGCGCAGCTCTTCTTCTGCTACCTGCGCATCGCGAAGCCGAAGCACATCGCGATGGTGAAAAACATCGTGCCCACCAACGCGGTGTGGAAGCCGTACTGAGGCGGGGGGCGCATGACGTCAACCGATCCGGGGCGCGTCGGCGAGACCGCGCGCCCTGCCCCCGACGCGCTCGTGCGCGTCTTCTGCACGTTGGAGGACGCCTCCGGCTTCATCGGCGGCGTCCGCTTCGCGCCCTGCGGCGAGGGCCGCCGGTGCTCCGAGCCCGTGGCGCAGGACGTGGCCGCCCACTTCTGCCGCGTGCCCGGCTACTCGCTCGCGCCGCCTGACTTCGACACCAGCGCCGTCGACGAGGTGCTGGCCACCATGCCGACGCCGGAGACGCCGGTCGATCAGGGCTCGGCGTCGCTCCGCCAGACCATCACCGAGCTGGAACGCGCGAACCACGCCATGGCGCAGGACCTGGAGGCCACGCGCCGGCGCGCCGACGAGGCGGAGCGGAAGCTCGCGAAGTCGGAGGTGCCGCGCCTCGAAGCGGAGATCGAGCGGCTCCGCCGCCAAGCCGATTCGCCGTCGAGCATCCTGACGGAGCTGCAGGCGGAGAACGCGGCGCAGAAAACCACGATCGACACGCTGCGCGCCGAGGTCGCAGCCATGCGCGCGCACTCGCAGCCAGCGCCTGGGCGCCGCGTGGCGCCGCCGGCGACGGCCGCGCCGCCCGCATGAGGCGCGATGCCCGACGGCGAGTGCGGAAAGACGCCGCTCACGGTCGACGACATCCTCGGCTCGACCCTCTACGGGGCGCTGATCCAGGCGACGGGTGAGCCGCAGCCGCTGCCGCGGAAGACGATCTGGCAGGCGCTGCGCGCGGCCGAGGACAGCTACGAGGCCGACCTCGGCACCTTCCTGACGGTCAAGCGGATCGCGTCCGACCCGCTCATCCGCCAGATGGACCCGACCACCTACGACGCCGTCGAGCCGGCGTACAATCACGAGGTCGACCTCTGGACGGAGTACCGCTGGGGCTTCTTCCAGCTCCGCCGCCGTCCCGTCGTCTCGGTCGACCACATGGTCTTCGCGTACCCGATGGGGTTCGGGCCGATCGAGCCCCAGGGCTTCGTCATCCCGCCGATCTGGATTCGCGTCGACTACCGCACGGGCCAGGTCCACCTCGTGCCGACCGGGTCGGCGATCATTCTCGCCCGCTTCAACGCCTTCATCATGTCCATGGTGGCCGCCGGCCGCGGCGTGCCGCGCTCGATCTTCGTCGACTACCAGGCCGGCCTCGGCTGCGACGCGCTGCTCGACGAGTACAGCTACCTGCTCGAAGGCATCAAGGCGCGCACGTTTCTCCAGCTCGCCATCCCGCTCTCGCAGGTACGCACCGGCGGCATCACCTCGCACTCGATCAGCCAGGACGGGCAGAGCCAGTCGGAGAGTTTTCCAAGTGGCAAGTGGGGCCCGTTCTCGGGCCTGATCGAGATCGCCAAGGACCGCGACGACGCGGCCATCAAGAGCTTCCGCACCATCGTGCAGGAGCCGCGCCTGATGGTGATGTGAGCATGGCCGTCGCCACCAGCGGGCAGTTCGGCGTGCCGTTCTCGCGCTTCGACCTCCGGCCGGCGGACCTCGATGCGCTCCTCGATCGCGCCGGCACGCCGTGTGAGCTGCGCATGGCGATGCCGTGCGGCTGCGGCACCGATCGCATGGGCGACGCCGATCCCGGCTGCGCGCTCTGCTTCCCCTACGGCGTCGTTTGGGACCCGCCGGTCACGGTCAAGGTGTTCGGCCCGAATCGGAAGCCGACCTTCCGCGTCGACACCGCCGGCTCGTACGAGACGGGTGACGCGTACTTCACCTTCCCGACTGGCGTCGTGCCGACGTTCCTCTCGCGCCTCACGCTGCCGCTCGGCGTGCTGACGCTGACCGACCAGCTCATCAAAGGGTCGCAGGACGTCATCCGCTACCCGACCGTGCTCGTGGTCGACCGCGCGCACTGGGTGCAGCGCGTGCCGCCCGTCGGGAGCCCGTACGAGAACGTGCTCGTGCCGCTCGTGCTGGGCACCGACGTCACCGTCGTCGGTCGGAAGCTCGTGTGGCCGGCTGGGTCGCCGGTGCCCGACGGCACGACGGTCGCCGTCCGCTTCAGCGCGATGGTCGAGTACGGCTGCTGGGAGCCGCAGGACCGCAACGAGGGCGGCAATCAGCTCCCGTACCGCGTCCTCTGTAAGCGCCTCGACTACTACCTCCATCCGCGCGGGCCCGACCCGCAGCTCTCCTACTGAGATGGCGGGCGAGTACACGCACCTCCGCGCCGCCCTCGAAGGCCCCGTGCCCGACCTCGTGATCGCGGCCTGGCAGGAAGTCGCCTCCGAGCACGTCGCCACCGGCGAGTACCGGAACTACCTGACCTTCGAGAAGCTCTTCCCGAACGTCGGGCCGACGGCGCTCGCCGTCCACGTGGCGAACACGGCGCCGTACGCGCGCGTGCTCGAAGACGGCCACGCGGCGTTCCATCTGCCGTCGCAGATCGACTGGGGCGCCGCGGTCAGCAAGGGCACCGCGAAGATTGCGAAGCTGACCGGCCGCCGGCGCCTCACGGTGCCCTTCCGGCACTACACGCCCGGGCCGTCGAGTGGCGGGCTCTCCAGCGCGCGCGTGCGCAGCATGATGAGCCCCGAGACGTACAAGCACGCGCTGGCGGCCTCGCGGGGCACGGCGGGCGCGCGCGAGCGCTTGCACGCGCAGGGCACGCGGCTCTCGCGGCCCTACGGCGCCATGTCGCTCGCGCCGGGGCTCCGCGGCCGCGAGGCGGCGACGCTCTCGATGCTGACCGTGCGGGCGCAGCGGCAAGAAGGCCAGCCCGGCTACACGTGGCGGGCCCGCACGTACGAGGGCCTCAAGCGCATCGAGCAGAAGAATCCGTCGACGGGCAGCCACAGCTCGTCCTGGATGACGTTTCGCACGCTGACCGAGGACTCGGTCGGCTGGTTCATCCCGGCGTTCGAGGGCTACCACTTCGCCGCGCGCGTCGCCGACCTGGTGCGCGATCCGATTCAGCAACTGCTCGGGGTCGCCGCGCAGGCCGACGTTGTCGCGCACATCTCGGTGCGGGTCGGCCCGCAGGGGACGCCCTGATGGCGTTCGAGGGCCTCGTGCATCCCGAGCTGGTGGTCCGCGATCTCGCGGACATCGCGGTCACCAACTTCACGACGAACCCGCAGGTCGTCGAGTGGGTGATGCAGAACCGCCCGCAGGACGAGCGCGACTCGATTCTCACCGCCGTCCAGAAGCGGCCGGTCAAGGTCCGCCACGGCCTCGGGCTCGACCAGGAAGAAGACGCCCAGGTGACGGTCATGCTGGCGAGTGAGGTCATTCGCCCGCAGACCATCGGCAACATCATCGGCGGCGTCGAGGAGGTCGAGCTACTCTCGACGACGCTCACGGCGTCCATCGCGGGCGACTACCTCGGCGCGTTGCCGCTCCCCGCGGGCGCCATGCTGAGTTTCCTGCCGCCGGGCGGCGGCCGCGTCCGCCTCGATACGGAGCTGGCGACGTACTCGCTCGATCCGGCGCAGACCGTGGCCACGCTGGTCCGCCGCGGCGTGCAGCAGACCGCTGCCGCGTTCCATCCGATCGGCACGCCGGTGTTCTTCCACGTCGGCGAGCAGCTCATCGGCTGGGACGACATCGTCGAGGTGCGCTGCGATGTGCTCTCGACGAACGCCGGCCTCAACATGGCGCTCGCGACCTGCATCCGGTCGGCGCTGCTCATCTCGCGTGCGGCCTTCGAGGATCGCGGCCTCACGCTCGAAACAATCACCGAGTCGGAAATCACGCCGCGCCCGAATCAGTGGCCGGCGTACTTCCTGAACCGCACGCTGATGGTGCGAGTGCAGCGGCAATTCGCGCTCCCCGAGCGCCTGCCGTTCCTCACCGACGTGCAGGTGGAGGTGCTGGACCCATGATCTACCACCCCGAGGCGCAGGACCCGCAGCAGCCAACGACGTTCCCGCAGACCGTCGAGGAATGGGCGCGGCCGCGCCGCGACGGCCAGGAACGCTTCGCCATCGCCGGCTTCCTGATGGCGATGCGGCGCGCCGGCCAGATGCTGGCGAAGGAGCACGCCGCCGTCTGGGACGGCCGCTACCAAACCTATCTGGCAAGCAGGCTGCCGCCGACGCGGCGCTACGCCGCGCGGCCGCGGTCGCGCGGGCGCTGAGCAGGAGGGGCCATGGGACGCTTCGGCATCGGCTTCAACAATCAGGGGTTCTTCACCACCTACCCCGCCGTCTTCTCCAACGTCTACGCCGAGGACCTCGATCTCCTGAATCAGGGGCCGACCGGCGTGCTCGCCATCCTCGGCGAGGGCTACGGCATGATCCCGCCGAAGGTGGCCACGGCGCTGCCGTCGGGGGCGCCGTCGCGGTGGCTCGCGTCGTCCGACCTGCTGGTCGCCACGAGCTTCGCGGTGCGGCCGTTCACGCAGTTCCAGGGCGCGGTGCCGCAGCAAGTCTACGTCGTGCCCGTCACGCCGGCGACGCCGGCGGCGCTGACCCTGCAAGGCAGCGGGGGAGTGCCCGCGCCAGTCGACATCGACCTGATGGACGACGGCTCCGCCCTCGGCACGCCGATCCAGATGCTCTCGCTCCACACGCCGCTCGGAATGAATCCGCCCGCCATCTCCGCCTCGGTGACCAGCAACGTCATCACCGTCGTCCCCGATCCGAGCACCGGCCTGCCGAACGAAACCTACGACGTGGTGGGGCTCGGGGGCAACCCCTCGCTCATCGTGGACGCCATCAACGCCACGAGCCAGTGCGTGACCGCGATCCTGAGGAACGTCTTCTTGAACATCGTCCTCGCCGATCTCCCGACGACGCCGTTCACGCCGCCCAGCGGCCCCTCGATACCGGCCATCGTGCTCACCACCGTCGGCTGGGGCCCGCAGTTCAACGCGATGACGGCGCAGGTCATCACCCCGGCGGGCGGCCCCGTGCTCACGCTCACGCTGCCCGGCGCCACGGCCGCCTCGAACATCGTCGAGGTCTACCAGAACTGGCCGGACCTCCAGACCCTCGTTGACACCATCAACGATCGCTCCGGCCTCGTCACCGCCGTGTTCGCTACGCCACCGCCGCCGCTCGGCGCTACCCTCGTCGCGCTCCCGGCGACGCCGTTCGCTGGCGGCTCGGCACCACCGGCAACGCCGCAGGACTGGGCCGATGCGTTCACGGCGCTCGCCCCGATCCGCGCCAACCTCGTCACGGTCACGAGTGGCGATCCCACCATCTGGGCCATGCTGCAGACCTACTGCAGCGCGCGCCGGAGCCGCGGCTTCATCGGCGAAAGCGTGGTGCAGAACTGGAACGGCTTCACGGCCCGCGCCGCGTCCATGGCCACGTTGAAAGCCTCCGCGGCCCTCATGAACGACCCGCGGATCATGCATGTCGGGCTCGGCGCCGAAGGGTCGCCGGGCGCGCTCGCCGCGGCCCGCTACGCGGCGCTCGCGGCGATCATCCAGCCGTCGGTGCCGATGACGCAGAAGCAGCTCGGCTTCACGGCGCTCGAAGCGCGCCTCGATCCCTGGGTCGAGGTGGGCGGCGTCGACGGGCTCCTCATGTTCGGCGTCTCGCCGCCGGTGCCCGATCCGGATTCGCCGTCGACCTTCCTCGTCAGCCGCGGCCTCTCGACCTGGACGGGCGACGCGAACCTCTACCGCTGCGAGCAGTCCGTGCTCGCCGCGGTCGACGGGCTCCAGGACACCATCGAAGCGGACCTGCGCGAGTTCGTCGGCGGCGAGGGCACGGCGATCACGCTCCGGCGGATTTACGCGCGCGTGCTCTTCATCCTGAACCAGGCGCTCGATCCGACTGCCGCCATCCGGATCGCCAGCTTCGACCCCAACTCTATCGTCGTCACGTTCAGCTCGGACACCGTCGTCCGCGTCACCTGCAAGGTGTCGCCCATCGCTCCCATCAACTGGGTCGTCGTCAACCTCATCCTCACGCGGACGGACATCACCATCACCAGTGAACTCGACTTGGCCGCCGCGTAGCCGCCGGCCGGAAAGGAGGGAAAGCCATGGGTCTTCTTGCTACCGAACGCTTCCGCACGGGCAACCACGCACGTATCTACGTGAGCGGCCCGGGCGGCCCGACCGTGCTCGCGCAGGCGACCGTGTCGGGACCCGTCGGCAAGGGCTCGGCTCTCAACTTCGGAGCCGCGCTCGGCGTGCGGCCGCTCCACATGGTCGGCAGCGCGGAGCCGCAGGACCTGGTCGACGGCGCGCACACCTACACCGTGCGGCTCGACGTCTTCACGCCCCGCGACGAAGTCGTCCAGGACATCCGCTCGGCCGACTACGTCAACATCGAGTGCATGGATCAGTACAACGGCGCGACGGTCGCCGTCGCCACCAACTGCAAGCTGTCCGACGTCGGCCTGAACGTGCCGGCGAACAACCCCCTCGCCCGGAACATGACGTTCCAGGCGATGGAGGTCAGTCCACTCTGACCGTGTCCCGTCCCCGTCCTCGCAACACCCCCCGCTGAGCAGTCCGCCCGCAACGGGCGCCCCAGGTTTCCCCGCAGAGATGAAAGGTGTTTCCCATGCAGCCGATCACGGCGGAGTTTACGTTGACCGGCGCCCTCAAGGTGCCGGGTGCGCCTGAGGGGCCGGAGGGTCCGGAGCATTTTGACGGCCGCTTCGGCGGCCAGTTTCTGGTACGCAAGCCGACCTTTGGCGACTGGAACCGGATCGGGGGCCAGTTCCACGGCTACTGGGTGCAGCAGGGGACGGCCGATACGGAATCGCTGCCCCGCCTGAACTACGGCTTCAGCTACGCGTGGTTCTTCATGCAGGTGCTCGCCGCGAAGACGCCGGACTGGTGGCCGACGCTCGATGAGCCGTTCGATCTCGACGTCGCCATCGCGGTCATTCGCGCGCACCAGCTCGCACAGGAGAAATTCGCCGACGAAAAAAAAAGCTCTACGCTCGCTGGCGCAGCGTGATCGCCGAAGAGGTGCTCACGCAGCCGGACGTGCTGGCCTTCCGGCTGCGCTACAACATGCCGCCGAACGACCCGCGCCTGCTCGCGTTGACGGAGGAAGAAGTGGCGCTCGACTTGGAACTCGGACTCGCGGTCCGGGAGGACGCGCTGGCGCGGCAATGTGACCAGTGCGGCGCCTGGACGTACCGGACGGAGTGCCCGATCTGTCCCGGGCAGCCGCCGCTCACCGAAGGCGAGCGCCTCGCGGCGCGCGAGCGTGCCGGCGAGCGCGTCGACTGGGACGAGTACAATCGGAAAGTCTGGGGCGACCGGCCGCCCGGCGTGTCGACCGCGGAGTGGGAGCGCCGGAAGCGTGAGGGGGCGGCCGCCGCGTGAACACCGATCCCGTCATTGTCCCGATCCAGGTCGATCTCGGGCAAGCGACGGCGCAGCTCGGGGCGCTGGGGCAGACGATCGACAACACGCGGCGCGCCGGCGCCGGGCCGGTGCTCGGCATGGGCGGCCCGCCTGGGGCCGCGGCGACCGGGGGGGCGCTCGACCCCCAGGTGCTCGCGCTGCGGACGCTCCTGCGCGCTCTGACGGAGGTCGAGCAGGCCATCCAGCGCGTCACGCGCGGGCTCGACACGTTCACGGCGCGTTTGACGGGGGCGCTCCCCGGCGGCGCCCCCGATCCCGCCGTGGCCCTCCCACCGCCGGGCGCGCCGGGTGCCCCGGCCGGCGGCCCCGGGGTGCGCCAGGCGCTGCAGACCGCGCCGACCACCACGACGCAGCTCGACCAGCTCGTCCGCCAGCTCGTCAGCGGCGGCTTCACGGCGCTCGGGCTCGGCGTCGGCATCGGCGCCGGCATCTCCACCGTGCGGCACTGGATGACCACCGCGCAGCAGTTCGGCAGCGACCTCGCGCTGGCGACCATGGTGAGCGGGGGCGGCGGCGCGGGCCGCTACGCCGGGATCGAACAGGACATCAAGCGGCTCGGGGGCCGGACCTTCATGCGGCCCGGCGAGATCACCCGCGGCATCGAGACGCTCGGCATGGCCGGCTGGCGCGGCGTCACGGCGCGCGATGTCACGACGCTGGGGGATATCGGTATCAGCGCCACCGGCCACGCGGGCGCGGGGCTCGCCGCCGGCGCCGAGGCGGAGCGCACCTTCCGCTCCGAGCCGAGCATCCCGCTGCTGCTCGCCACGATCGTGCAGCAGGGGCGCAAGGCCGGTGTGTTGGATGACCAGCAACTGGAGCAGCTCCGCTCGCTGACGGCGCTCTACGAGCGCACGCAGGGCCAGTACACCCGCACGCCGACGGAGCTGGCGGGCGTGGCGTCGCTATCGCGCTGGCTGACCGCGTTGCCTGACCGCATGGGCGAAGGGGCGGCCGGCGCCCGCATCGCGGCCGGTATCGAAGGTATGCAGCAGTCGGGGGGCCCGCTCGGCTTGACGGCGTCCCTGGCGGCATGGCGCGCCCAGGGGCATGGGGCCCCGGGGGGGATGCACGAGTGGGTGCGGTTCCGGCTCTTCGGGCAGGACCCGACGAACGTGCCGGCGCAGGCCCGGGCGCTGCGCGAGCAGTACGGCCCCGACGTGGCAGCGCTCGAACTGGAGAAGCTCGGCATCCCGTTGGCGACTGCGGTGAAGCTGACGAAGCGGCCGCTGCCCGAGGCGAAGATGCGCCGGCTCCTCTCGCGGGACGCGGCGGCCGGTGTGGGGCGTTCGCGGGAGCGCGCACTGCGCGGGACGCTTGGCGGCACCGAGCTACAGCTCCGTGAACAAGAAGAACTCATGAAGAGCACTCACAAGCTCGCCGAGACGATGGCGCACGCGGAGCAAGAGGTGCGCAAGCTCATGGTCGAGCATCCGGTGGCAGGGCTCGTCGGGCCGCCGGTGGCCGGTTATCTCGGGGGGAAACTTGGCGGCATGCTTTCGACGGGCGCGGGCGTGCTCGGCGCCGAGGGACTGCTGGGGCTCCTCGGGGGGACGGAAGCACTCGCCGGGGTCGCGACCCTGGCACTCCCGGTGCTGATCCCCGCTGTGCTTACGGGCATCGCGGCCTACCTCGGCTACGAAATCCTGAAGCCGACGGCGGCGGCCGGCAGCACGGGCCTGGAACCTGGCGCGCCGCCGCCGCCGCCCGGCACCGGCCGGGTCGGTGGCGCGGCGGTTGGGGCGATGCTGGGCGCCGCGGGCCCGATGGGCACCCCGGCTGCGGGCGCGTGGATTCGGTCGGGCCACCTCGTCTCCCGCCGCTCGCCTGCGCTGCGCTTCTACGAGCAGGGGGAGCACCTGCCGCCGGGCACGCTCGCAGCGCTCATGGGGAACGAATCGAATGTGCGCGGCGACTGGTCCGACCTCCTCGCCAACCCAGACGCGTGGACGACGCAGGAAGGGCTGCCCCCGTCGACGGCGCGGGGACCGTTCCAGTTCACGGCGACGACGGCGCGGAAGTATGGGCTCCTCGGGCACGGCTACGACTACCGCAACGATCCCGACCGCTCGGCGGCCGCCGCCGCGCGGTACGCACACGACATTCTCCGAAACGCGCACGGCGACCCGGCCGTCGCCCTCGCCGCGCACTACTACGGCGGCGCAGGCCAGGAGAGCTACGCGCGGCGCCTCCGGGCCGGGATGGCCCGCTACGGCGGTCCGGTGGAAGCGGGGGCGGACACCGATGAGAAGCACGTGCACGTCCACGTGACCGTCGATCCCGGCTTCCCCGGCCGCGTGCTCACCACGCAAGCGCCGGGCGTGCAGGTGCACGGGCCCGCGTCGTAGCCATGGCGGATATCCCGACCTTTGGCCTGGAAGACGTGGTGGTCACGGCGGAGCGGATACCGCTCCCGCCCCCGCCGATCGAGCGCCGCCCGCAGGCGCAGGTGCTGATCCGCCGCGGCGTCGCCGCGGAGAGCCAGCTCCCGGACTGGTGGTGCGATGTCTCGGGCCACGTGCTCCGCGTGCACACCACGAAGACGCTCTCGCGGCCCGATGGCACGTTCGAGGTGACGTGCACGATGGCGCCGCTCGGCGATGCGCCGATGGCGGCGGCCTACCTGCCGGAACTCGCGGCCATGCCACTCTCCGCCGTGCTCTGCCCGAACGACCTCGTGTGGATTGCGCTCGATCCCGGGTTACCGCCGCCGTGGGGCAAGGGCTTCGAGACGATCATGATCGGCTGGATCACCATGCTCGACGTCGCGATGTCGATCGACCATCGCGGCCACCCGATGCGCACGGTGACGATCGCCGGGAGCGATCTCGGGAAGTTCTACCTGGGGCACGAACTCCCCGGCTACATGCTCTCGGTCTATATTCAGGGCGACCAGGAAGCCGCGCGGCGCACGGTCGAGGGCCTCTCCTTCATGGGCACGGTCAGCCACGTGCTCGGCAATCTCTACCGCGGCGTCTTCTACACCCTCCAGCCCGCGCCGTACGCCGTCGTCGAGGAGGGGCAGCTCCTGATCGACCCGGCGCTCGACGGCGTCGGGGCGGACGCCTTTCAATCCTACCTCGGCATGCAGAGTGTCTGGACCGCCCACGGCAAGTTTTGGAACCTGTTCACGACGTACGCCGATCTCCAGTGGAACGAGGTCTACGGCGACTACGTCGTCGACCCCGCCAACTCGGCGTACAGTGACTTCACGTGCGTGCGCCCGAGCGCGGCGCCGCAGCCACTCGCGGCCGCGGGTGGAGGGCCGGGCTACTACCTGATCGCGCGCCGGAAGCCGTTCCCCTGGGGCGCGGCGGGCAGTCCGGAACGGACGGCGTCAGAATCGCGCTGGGATGCGCTGCCGATGACGCAGTTGCTCGACGTGGAAATCCTGCAGGAGCAGGTGCGGCTCTCCGACGAGGAGCGGGTGAACGTGGTGCTCATCAACCCGCAGGGGGGCGGCGTCACGAACGACACATTCCAGGAAGCGCTCCGCAATCAGACCGCGCTCTTCGACAAGGACTCCATGGCGCGGCACGGCACGCACATCCTGAGTAGCGCGACGCCGTACGCCGACTTCTACGGCACCACGATTCAGAATCCGGAGGCGCAGCGAGAACTCGCCCAGAAGCAGGGCGCGGCCTGGGTGCCGCTCGCACGCCGCGTGCGCGCGCTCTTCGACTGGTACTGGCCGAATCACCTCTTCTACTGCGGCTCGTGGGTCGTGGCGGGGAACCCGTCGATTCGGATCGGGACGCGCGTCCGCAATCGCACCGACGTCGCCAGCGTGATTCTGCCGAGCGAGGCGCCCCCGCGGCAGTTCTACGTCGAGGGCGTCGTGCAGGACTACGTCGACGGGAGCCATTACTTCACGCACCTGGCGCTCACGCGCGGCCAGTCGCTGGTGCCGGCGGACATGGCGAAGCTCATCCCGGCGGCCAGCCTGCCCGAGACGATCCCGGCCGGCGATGCTGCCCCGAGCCAGTGGATGCAGCCGTCCCCGCCCACCGTGCCCGGCGTACCGCCGCCGAAAGGGACCGGATGATCTACCCGCTGATCGACGCGCGGAGTGTGCGGCAGAGTGGCCTCGGACCGCCGCGGCGCGAGCTGCCGCTGTCGGAGCGGGTGCTGCCTGGGTGCAAGGCGACCGTGCTCCGCGTGCTCCCAGTCGGGCATCCGGAGAACCCGAGCGGGCAGACCCTGTGCGACGTGCAGCCGCACATGGACGTGCCCCTCCTCTTCCACGTGCCCCTCGCCGCCGACGACGCGCACGAGGACACGCCCGAGCAGCAACCCAACTCGCCGTTTCGCCAGCCCTACGCGCCGAAACCGAAGAACCGCATGTCGGGCAGCGCCGCGGACGTACGGCCCGGCTCGTTCGTCTGGGTCGACTTCCATCGCGGGTCGATCTGGGAACCCATCATCACCGCCGCCCTCAAGTTCAACCAGCTCCCCGGCGACCAGGCGCCCTACGTGCAGGTTGTCGATCGCATCCAGCCGGATGGGACGATCGCGCCGACGCCGACGCGGCCGCTCGATGCGCACCTCGAAACGCCCGAAGGCAAGCCACCCGTGTCGAGCTATCCGCGGCGCGTGTCGAGCTACAACGGCTGTCGCGACGAAATCGACAACGCCGGCAACCGCTTCATCCAGACATCGACCGATCGGAAGCCGTGTTTCCCGGGTTACGCCGGCGTGCCGGCGGCGCCGACCCCCGAGGGCAGCTACGGCGTGTCGACGCGCGGCGCGGTCGCGGGCCACATCGGCTTCACCACCGGCGCCGCGCCGACGCCTGACGACGCGAGCCCGGCCGTGCGTGCGGCGGCAGCGTCCGCCGGGCGGCAGTTTCGCCAGACCGTCGGCGCCGACGACGGCACCATCCGCGACGAGACGGCGTCGACGGTGGGGAACATCATCGCGCGTATCCGCTCGGGGGGCCGCTACTACGTGTCGGCCCGCGACGGGAAGGACGGCGTCGTCTACCACGAGGCGGCCGGCGGCGCGTACACGAAGCTCGACGGCGACGCGGACATCTACGGCGGCACCGGCATCATGAACACCGGCACCGTGAAGCTCGGCGGGCCCGGCATGAGCGACGAGGTGGTGCTCTGGCCACAGCTCTGCGACGTGCTCTCGGCGCTCTGCGCGATCTTCGACGCGCACGTGCATGGCGGCGTGCAGTCCGGGGGGAGCTTCACCGATCCGACGCAGACACCGCAGTCCCCGACGTTCGACGGTGGGAAGGACAGCTTCAAGGCGGCCGATGTGCTGGCCGGTCAGTCGGCGAGTCCACAGGCGAACACGCAGGACGATCCCGACGCGAAGGGCAAGAGCTGATGGGCGCGCCGTCGTCCTGGATCAGCAACGACTACAGCATCGAGGGGCCCTTCGCGATCATGCATCGCGGCTTTGGCATTCCGATCCTGTTCCTGTTCCCGCTGAACCCGCAGTCGTTCGTCGTCTCGCATCCCGCCCGCGGCCAGGTGCACCAGACCGTGGACGCCAACTTCCTCGACGACTTCTCGGGGCCGCGGGCGGTGCTCTCGCGCGTCGTCCTGCGGGGCACCTTCGGCTTCAACCCGCGCTGGGGCGGCATCGGGCCGCCGCTCACCGGGAGCCTCCATCTGAAAGCCTTCGAGACCATCTTCGAGACCTTCAACGCGCTTAGTCGGGCCCTCAAGACGCGCGCCGGCGCCGTGCAGGAGTTCATCATGCCGTCGCGCCTGATCTACTGGCGCGTCTGGATCGACCGGCTCGACTACCGCACCGAGTCGCGTGACCCGCTGCTCTACTTCTACGACGTCTCGATGCAGCGGCTGCAGGACTATCTCTCTCCGGGCGGCCCGTCGATGCCGCCGGGCCTGGTGCCCCCGATCGTGTCGTCGACGCTCGGCGGCCTGTTCTCGTCGGCGACGTCGGCCGTGAGTGGGCTCTTCTGATGGCGCTCAGCGACTACACGGCCGGCATTGCGGAGCTGATGGCCGATGGCGTCCCGACGGCGGCGACGGCGCTCGCGACGTTGACCGACCTGATTGCGCGCGGGCTCGCGCTGGCCGCGGCGCTCGCCGATGCGGAGCGCGGCCGCACGGCGACCATCGCCGCGTCGCGGACCACGGTGCTCGCGCTGGCAAGCGACCTCGGCACCTTCGTCGACACCTACTTCGCCGACACGCGCTACCCGGCGGAGCTGTTCTTGACCGCGCGCGCAGCCGCGCAGGGCTGCTATCAGCTCCTGATCTACCGCCGCGGCTTCGCCGACGCCGAGGGCCTGACCGCCGGCGCGACGCCGCTCGCGATCGCCCCGACCGTCGATACCCGGCCGTGCATTCCCTACTACGTGCGCCAGGGCGACACGCTCGAACGGCTCGCACTCACCTATCTCGGCGACGTGACGCGCTCCTGGGAGATCGTCGACCTGAACGGGCTCCAGTACCCGTTCCTGCAGACCGAGTGACCCATGTGGATCGGGCAAAACGCGATCGGGACCGCGCGTATCGCCGCCGCGCAGGGGCTTGCGGCGGGCGGGGCCACGGCCGCGGGCCGGGGCCGGCCGACGGACATCGGCCTGGTGGCGCCGCTGCCCACGGGCGTGCTCGGTGTGGGTGATCTCCTCTGGCTGCCGCCCGATGCCAGCGTGCCGGATAGTGATGCGGACTTCAGCGACGCCGACGTCGAGCTGTACGGCCGCGACTTCGCCCTCCCGCTCGGTCACCTGGTCTACGGTGGCGACGCCGAGGCGGCCGTCGTGGCGGGGAAGGCGAACATCATCCAGGCGCTGCAGCAGCGGATCGCCACCAAGGAAGGCGAGCTGGTCCTCCATCCCGACTACGGGATGCGCCAGCCGCTCGTGGTGGGCGTCGAGGGGACACCCTCCTACATCCAGATGAGTGGCATGGAAGTCGCGCGGACGGTGCGCGAGGACCCGCGCGTGGCGTCGATCCGGCAAGTCATCATGCAGTTCGTCAACACCGCCAACACCATCACGCTGAACGTCGTGCTCATCGGGCCCGCGCAGCGCGACCTGCCGCTGAACCTGGTCATTCCCGAAGGCGCCACCGCGGGGACGGGGTAAGCCATGCCGAACGTCGAGTACGTCCGCGAGCACGCCGCCGACCACGCGCAGGCGATGATTGCCTGGTTCCTCGGCCTGAGCGCCGATACCGCGGGCCGGCTCACCGACTTCAACCCGGGCTCCAACGTCCGCACCCTGCTCGAAAGCGTCGGGCTCCAGCTCGAACACCTCGACCTGAAGGTCTACGCCGCGCTCACTCGGGCGATCCCGGACATTCTCTACGAGTTCTTCGGCCCCGGCGACGGCGTGACGACCCAGGTCGGCTTCCCGGCGCTGCCCGCGCTACCGGCCACGGGCGTCGCGCTCTTCACCATGGACAACACGCTCCCAGTGCCGATTGCGATCCCCGCGGGCACGCTCCTGGTGCCGGTCAACGTGGCGACGCCGGCGACGCCGCTCACGTACGCGACGCTGGTCGACGCCGTGCTGGCGACGGCGCCGAGCGTGCTCGTGCCGATCGCGTGCACGACGCCGGGCCCGGTGGGCTCGTGCGCGGCGGGTACGCTCGTCCTGCAGACCCAGATCGCGGGCATCGCGAGCGCGACGAACGTGGCCGCCCTGACGGGCGTGGCCGCTGAGACGGACGAGGCGCACCGGCTCCGCTTCGCGCAGTACATCCAGAATCTCGCCCGCTGCCAGCTCGCCGGGCTCGAAGTCGGCGCCTGCATGACGCAGCTCGTGCAGAATGGCGTGGTCATCGAGCGCGTGCTGGCGGCTCGGGCCCTCGACCGGCCGAACGCGCGGGGCTACGTCGATCTCTGGATCGACGACGGCGGCGCCACGGCGACGCCGGCGCTGGTGACGGCCTGTCAGACCGTGATCGACGGCACCCTCAACAGCGACGGCACGCGCACGCCCGGCTACCGCGCCGCGGGCATCGTCGCGACGGTGCAGGCCGTCACCCCGGTGATCGTGCCGGTGACCGCCAGCCTGGTGATAAGCCCGACGCTCGTGTTCGCCGACGTGGCCGCGGCGGTGACAGCCGCCGTCGATACCTACATCGCGGGCTTGCACGTGTTCGACTCGCTCATCCGCTCCGAGCTGATTGGCGTCATCGCCACCGTCCCCGGCGTGGTCGATCACACGCTCGTCACCCCGGCGGACAACGTCGTCGCGCCCCAGGGCGGCCGCATCGTCGCCGGGCCTATCACGCTCACGAATGCCACCACCTGACCGCAGCGCGCTCCTGCGCGAGCTGAACCAGCCCTGGCGGAAGGACGCCGAGGCGGTGCCGTACGCCACGCTCGAAGGCGGCGCGGTCACGATCGCGGGCACCGTGTGCACCGTGCTCGGCGAGTCGTTCTCGCTGGCGCATCTCACGCTCGCTGCGTTCTGCACCCGGCTCGCCACCTTCGGGATCACGGCGACCGTGGTCGATCAGACACCGAACGCGGGCGCGATCTGGGCGCGCGTGCTGCTCGACGACGTCGCCACCACGACGCTGATGCGCTGGACGAATCCCAACTGGCGGGTGCCGGAAGCGTGTGGCGCGGCACTCGATCGCGAAGCGGTGACGATGGACATCGGGCTCGCGCAGCTCGATCTCTTGACCGCCGGCGGCGTGTGGGCCGACCTCTGGGGGACGTACACGGGGCTCGCGCGCCGGCCGGGCGAGACGGACGGCCCCTACACCGCCCGCCAGCTCGCGACGCTACTCCGGCCACGCGAGAACGGCTACGCGCTCGCGAACCTCCTCGAAGCGGAGTTCCCGCCGCTGAAGGTTCACTGGGTCACGGATACCGTGCGCGCGTGCTTCCAGCCCTCCGATGGGAAGCCGCTGCGCGGTCGGCCGCTGCGTGGCTGGTACTACAACATCGCCACCATCGAGATTCTGACCGAGGGCGGCATCCCGAGTCTCGCCGTGCTCACGACGGCCGAGGCGAACGTCGCGGCCGGCGTGCACGTGTTCCTGATCGGCGGCATGCCGCTGGCGCCGATGCCGTCGCCGGCGGGCTACGACCTCACTAGCTCGACCTATCTCATCGGTGAGCCGCTGCCCATGAAAATCAACGCGCCGCCGCCGATCGGCATCGGCAAAATCGGGCGCGACCCGGGCACGCCGGCGGCGCAGCCGGTGGATACCACCGTGCTGAACGTCAGCCAGCTCGACCAGACGCGGTTGGAGACAAAGCCATGAGCGTGACGCGGCCCCTCAAGTCGGACGGCGTGAGCATCACCTTCCAGGACCTCGTCGCGAGCGGCAATGACATTTTCTACGCCGTCGATATCGACGGCGACCTCGATACGATCTTCGCCGCCGTCGATGCCCTCACGGTCGGCACCATGCCGCCGGGCTCGGTCGGCACGTCGCAACTGGCGGACGGCGCCGTCACGTTGCCGAAGCTCGCCGCCGGTGTGTTGCCCACCACGCTCCCCCCGAGCGGGCCGGCGGGCGGCGACCTCGCCGGGAGCACGTATCCGAACCCCGTCCTCACGACCGGCTCGGTGACCCTCGGCAAGCTCGCGCCGGGCGTGCTCCCGACCACGCTGCCGCCCTCGGGCGCTGCGGGCGGCGACCTCGCGGGCAGCTCGTATCCGAACCCCGTCGTTGCCGCGGGGGCGATCACGCGCGCGAAGACGGCGGCCGATCTCTGGCTGCCGCCGCCGCCGGCCCCGGCGAATGTCGGCGCGGTGCTCGGTGTCATCGCCGGCCCGGCGCTGGCGTACGTGGCGGCTGCCGCGGGCGGCATCCCCGAGGCGCCGACCGACGGGACGCTCTACGGCCGCGGTGGCGTGACGCCGGCGTGGACCGGCGTGCTGCCGCTCGCTGGCGGCACGCTCACGGGCCCGCTGCTGCTCGCGGCCAATCCGACGGTAGCCCTCGGCGCCGCGACGAAGCAGTACGTCGACGCGGCGGTGGGCGGAGGCCCGGTATCGCCGTGGATCGAGGACGCCAGCGCGATCTATCCGAACAACCTCGCCCTGCCGATCGGGATGGGCGTCGCGACGCCGCTCGACCCGCTCGCCTTCGTCCACATCAAGCAGTCCGTCAACGTGAACGGGCTCGGCGGCATGCTGCAGGTCGAGGCCACCAATCCCTCGGCGAACCAGCTCGTGGGCCTCCGCTTCAAAGGGCCGCACGCCGACATGGCCCTCGGAATCTACGACTGGCAACAACTGTTCGAGATCACGGTCGGGGGCACGGCGACCAGTCGCGGCTTGGAACTCCTCGTCCTGGAGAGCGGGCTCACTAGCCAGGGCACCGCCCTCGGCCAGCGCCTGCTTCAGCGCCCGACCGATCTCAATACGGTCGGCTTGGCCGTCGTCCCGGTGGTCTGGACGGACTACTTCGAGCGGAGCGGGGGCGCCAACTCGACGGCGAGCTTCGTGCTCGCCGCGCTCGACTGCTCCACAAGCGCGCGGACCTACGACCAGGGGCGGTCCTACCAGGTCCACACGTCCGGCCGGATCGCGCGCGGCGCCGGCGGCGTGACGATGTACCTCAGCTTCGGCGGGAACAACCAGCTCATCCCGCTCTTCACCTGGGCGTCGGGCACCGTCACGTGGGCGGTCCTGCAGTGGGACCTCGACGTGCAGATCGTCTACCGGAACCAGGCGTTCATGTTTACCGCCTGCTTCACCACGACCCAGGACGCGGCCGCCTTCCCGGCGGCCGCGGTGGCGCAGACCTATCTGGCGCGCGGGACGGCGTCGCAGTTCAACAGCAACAATCTTCGGTTCGAGCTGGGCGGCCAATTCGACACCGCGAACGCGGGCAACCTGCTCGTGGCCGACGGCACGCGGATTCTCTTCGACTGAGGGCGCGATGGCACAGTTGCAGACCTTCACCGACGGCTACCGCACGCGGATCGCGTCGCTCGTCGCGCCGGACCTGACGCACCTCGCGGTCGGTGACGGCGCCCCCGCATACGGCACGTTGCCCGACCCGGCGGCGACGGCGCTGGGGCACGAGATCGGGCGCGTGCTCGCGCAATCGCAGCAGTTCGTGACGCCCGTGGCGAGCGGCGGCACCATCGTGCTCGACAGCGTGCAGTACGTCCCCAGCGCGACGCCGACGCGGTTTATCTCCTTCGTCTTCGCATTCGAGCCCGGCGAGGCGCAGGGGAACTGGAATGAACTCGGGCTCTTCGGCGCCGGTGTGACCTTCGTCGGCCAGGGCGCCAGCCTCGTCGCCGCCGGCGTCGCCGGCGATGACCAGATCGGCCGCGACGTGCTGCTCACGGGCACGTGGCTGCCGGCGGTCGCCGGCGAGGTCGATGTGCAGATCGTCACCGGCGGGGCGTCCGGGGTCGCAGCCCTCGTCTGGACCGATCCCGGCGGCATCGGTGTTGGCGGCGGCGGCCCGGTGCCCGTGACCTTCGGCCTGCCGATCGCGCTCGGTCCGTCCGGCGCAGCGCTCACGTTCACCGGCGGCCCGGACGGCGTGCTCACGGCGGGCGATCACTGGCGCGTTGTCGGTACGCCCGGCCCCGACCGGCCGGAGTTTGCGAGCGGCGGGGTCTACGATCCCGTCAGCAACCCGGCGGGCCAGGTGCTCACGCCGGGGCTCCTGGTGCAGCTCATCTATCCGGACGCCGCCGTCGTGAAGCCCGCGGTGACGATCGACGTGCAGACCGTGGTGGAGGTCATTCGGCCATGAGACAGTCCGCTCTGCGACTTGTGAGCCCGGCGCCCCGGGCAGTGACTCCTGTGCCCACGGCGGCCGCCGGCGACCCGCTCGCGGGCCTCGTCACGCGGCCGAATCACTTCGACCCGAGCGAGGACTACGCCGCCGTCGTCGTGCGGGGCGACAACCCCGTCGGCGACTACGACTTCAACGACATGCAGGCGATCCTGCGCTACGACCTCGCGCAGTTTGGTGGCCTGCTCGTCCAGGAAGGCGCCATCATCCTCGAAGCGGGGGGCACCTTCGGCGTGGTGCAGCCCGGGATCATCGTCGGAGGCGATGCGTGCGTCGCGGCCGGCGCCTACATCGGGACGCAGAGCCAGGTCTACACCATCACGGTGCTGACCAGCGGTGCGGGCGGCACCGCGACGTACACCTGGACGTCGACCGGCCCCGACACCCCGACGTACACCAGCGAGCCGTTCCCCATTCCCGCCGTCGCGCCGGATGCTGCCACGGGCCTGGCGAACCTCGCCGCGTACGGCTGCCTGGTCGGTGCCGGGGGCCTGGTGGTCGTCTTCGTCAATCCGATCGGGAGCGTGCACGGCGCCAGCTCGTTTGTCGTCCAGGCGACCTATGGCGCGCAGCCCCCTGTCGTCGTCGGCACCACCATCACCGTGTCCGATGTGATCGTCTTCGTGAACGGCAACGTGCAGCGGGTGAAGGGCGGCACGCTCACGTACCCGCCGCTCTCGACCGGCGTCTCGATCGTCTACGGCGAATGGACCCGGACGCTCATCTCGGAAGTCGACGATCCGACGCTCACCGACCCGCTCTCGAACCAGGCGCAAGCGTACCGGGAGCGCTGGGTGATGACGCTGCAAACGGTCGACACGAGTGGCCAGGTGCTCGGGCCGAACGTGCTCGAACGCAAGGTGATCGCGCTCTACCAGTGGGATCGCGCGACCGACCTGGTGACGCAGGTCATCCCGTTGCCGCTCCGGATCGACATCGGGAAAACGACCGGCGCCCTGGAAGCCGCCCGGCTGGTCAACGTGCCGCAGTCGACGCTCCTGCAGGGCCTGCTCGCGCGCCGGACGTACGCCGCGCATGGGAGCTTCGTGGCCGAGCCGCCGACGGGGACACCGCGCGCCTACCCGTCGACGAATCCGCCGAGTGGCCCCGGGCTCGTGCGGCTCACCCTGCCGCCCGTCTACGCGTCGATCCAGGGCGTCGAGTTCCAGTCGACGGTGCCGCAAGACATCGAGATCGACCAGGCAACGGACACGGGCACCGTGCTCGCCGAGCCGCACACGTTCACGACGCCGACGATGCTCTACACGCTGAACCAGGCGCTGCCGAGCGCGTCGGCCCCGCAGGGCTACCCGATCTCGACCATTCTCGCCGTCTACGGCTACGTGCAGGTGAGCGCCGAGTCGGTCACGCGCGGCAACACGGCGCTCGACGCGCTCTCGAAGACGCCCGTCGTGGTGGTGCAGGACGTGAAGCAGGGGGCCACGACGTACGTGCAGGGCACCGACTACACGGTCAGCGGGAACGATATCCAGTGGGTCGCGGGCCACGGCCCCGCCGCGGGCCAGACCTATACCGTCGACTATCAATACAACAAGACGATGGTGCCCGGCACCGACTACGTGCTGACCGGCGGCGCGGTCGATTTCTCGGCGCCGAGTGGCGACCAGCCGGTGAACGGCAGCGTGTTCCAGGTGAACTACTCCTACTTCCTCTGGCGGACCGACGGCGTCGCCATCCGGCCGACGGGGGAGATCATCATCATCCGCGGCATCCCGCAGCTCAGCGCCGTGCTCCCCGTGCTCCCGATGTACTGCTTGCCCTACTGCACCGTCGCCGTGGCGCCGGGGACGAGCCAGGTGACCGTCACCGCGTACAACAACGACGCGATGCCCATGGAAGAGCTGTGCGCGCTCCGCGATGCGGTCCGGCAGCTCCTGATCGACATGGCACGGATCGAGCTGTTCGCGCAGGCGCAGGCGAAGACGAGCGCGAATCTCCTCGACGTGCTCAGCGACGCGTTCGCGGACCTGACCGTCGCCGACCAGAACTTCAACACCGGCGGCATCACCTTTAACGCCACGATCGACACCGACGCGCAGCTCCTGACGCTGCCCTACACGCAAATCATCGCGCCGCTGCTCCCCACGGCGGTCCCCGGCGGCTTGACGCCGGCGCAGGCCACCGCCGCCTTCTGGATGCTGCCCTACGTCCATGAACTCGCCGTCGACGCGCCGAAGTGGAGCACCGACTATCCGGTGAATCCCTACGCGGACTTCCGCCCCGAGCCGCCCTTCCTGCAGCTCACCCCCGATCGCGACTTCTGGGTCGACACCACTAACCAGTCGAGCACGTCGTCGCGGATCGTCGAGAACGGCCGGCACAAGTCGTGGCGCATCGTCGGGGCGTTCACCACGAACTACACGCAGGTCGTGAACGTGGCCGCGCTCTACATGCGCCAGATTCCCATCACGCTCGCTGCCGACCACCTGGTCCCCGGCGAGCACCTCCGCGTGCAGATCGACGGTAAAGACTGCCCGATCACGGCGAACGATCCCGCGATGACGCAGGTCGACGCCTACACCGTGACGGCCACGCTCGCCGGCCCGAGCACGCTCGGGGGCAGCGCGACCATCGCGGTGACGATCCCCGGGCAGGTCCCCTCGGGCACCACCACGGTGGCCCTCTGGGGCGACCAGGGCGTGCCCGGTGCCCCCTACCCGGCGGGCTACACGGTGCGCGCGACGGCGCTCTATACGTCGGTCGGCATCATCCGCGAAACGACCACCGAGTCGGTCGTCTCACTCGTGCAGAACGACCCGGTGGCGCAGAGCTTCATCTTCCCGAGCGGGCGCATGTTCTCGCAGGTCGTCGTCCCGATCGCGGCGACGCCGCCGCTCGACCCGTCATCGCCTCCGCTCATCTGCGAGCTGCGCGCGACGGACGAGTCGGGCGATGCGTCGTCGCCGACGAGCGACGTGCTCGCCACCGTGTCACGCGACCCGTGGACGTGGCAGGCGAACCAGACCGTGGTCTTTCCGGACCCGGTCTACACGCCCGCCAACACGTTCCGCTCCGTCGTGCTGCGGAGCGCCTCGAACCTCTACCACATCTACGTCTCGCAGCTCGGCGGCCCCGACCGCTCCGCCGGCGGCTTCATCACGAGTCAGCAGATCGACAGCGGCATCTTCATGGACAGCTCCAACAACGACGACTGGACGCTGCACCAGGACTGGGACCTCCGCTGCCAGCTCTACGTCGCCGCCATGACGGCGCTCACGGCCTACGTGTACTACGCGCCCGTCGTGGCGCCGAACGCCACGGCAATCTTCCTCACCGTCGACCAGGTGGCGCCCGACGCGTGCGGCATCACCTGGCAGTATTCGCTCGACGGCTCCACGTGGACGGCCTTCGATGCCTTCACGCTGACGCCGCTGCCGCAGGTCGCCGGCAGTGTGCAAATCCGCGCCGTGCTTTGGAGTACCGACCCGTACGCGTCGCCGGCGATCGCGCAGATGAACCCGTCGCTCCTGGTGCAATCGAATCTCCCGAGCGGCCACTACGTGTCGCTCGCGAAGCAGACCAGTGGCGCGGCGACGGAAGTGGGCGGCCAGATCGACCTGGCGCTGCCGGTCGGCGCCACGGCCACCATGTGGGTGTCGACGAACAACGGAGGCACATGGAGACAAGCGACGCTCACCCCCGCCGGCGTCGCCGCCGACGGGCTCACGAGCTACTCGTGGCTCGTCACCGGCCTGACGAGCCTGACGCCGGCGCAGCTCCGGCTCCGGGTCGACCTGGCAGCGACGAATCTCGCGGCGCCTCCGGTCGCGAAGCGCCTCTACAGCTACGCCATGCCATGACGTTCCGCGAGGCACTCAGCGGGCGGCGCGCGGCGCTGCAGACCGAAGAGGCGCGCGCCATCGCGCGGCTCTACGATGCCCGCGCGGCGGCCGCCGCCGCCAAGGCGCAGATCGAACGGCTCCGCGGGGCGCTCGGGCTCGTCGAGGAGCTGCTCGCGGCGGCCACGCCGGGGCCCGCGCCCGAGGCGATGAATGGGTCCGGGGCGCCCGCGCCCCCCGAGGAGACACCATGAGCACCGAGTCTGATCTCGACGTGCTGGCGCAGCAGGTCCGCGCCTTCATCGACCAGGAAATCCCGAATGTGCTCGCGTGGAACGTCAACCCGACGGTGCTCTACGACAGCCTGCAGCGCATCGGCACCGGCTTCACGTCGATCGAGGGCCGGGCGACGGCGCTCGAAACCACCGTCGGGGGCATCACGTTGCCCGGCGGCGCGCTCGCGCCGCCGGCGGAATGGGTGCGCGAGGCGGCCACGCCGACGTACGTGAACGCGTCGAGCTTCACGCTGCCCGGCGACCAGACCGGCGTCTACCGCCCCGGCGCGCGGCTCCGCGTGACGCTGGGCGCCGCGCAGGTGGTCGTCACCCTCAGTACGGTCACCTACAACGCCGGGCCCGGGGCGACCACGCTCGTGCTCACGACGCCGGCGCTCAGCCCGGCGCTGAACGCGCTCGACCACTCGCTGGTCCGCCAGTCGAGTGTCGCGGTCGCGACGGCCGACATTCTCGACGCCGCCGTGACGGCGTCGAAGCTCGCCCCGGGGGCCGTGACGACGCCGGCGATCGCGGCCGGCTCGGTACTCTCGGCGGCGATCCCCGCGGGCCAGATCACCGCGGCGCACCACGTCCCGAAGTCGCTCACGGCCGCGCAGATTGCCGACGGCAGCCTCGTCGATAGCCTGATCGCGCCGGCGACCATCACGGGCGACAAGATCGCGGCCGGGAGTCTCAATGGCGCCTTGGTGCTCGCCGCGCGCTCGGTCGGCCTCGCCCAGCTCGCCCTCGGAGCCACCGTCCAGGCACTCAGCGTGACCCCGCTCCCTAACCAGGTCTCGCTCTCGGTCGGGGTGGAACTGCTCTGCATCGAGGCGACCTGGACCTCCCGGGGCGGCCGTGTCCTCCTCCTCGGCGTGCTGCACGGGATCATGGGCTACACGGACATCGCGCCCGGCCCTAGCCTCGCCAGCACCATGCGGCTCGACGGCACGGCGGGCCACGCCGATGGGTTTCCCATCTGCGTCAATACGATCTCCAGCGCCTCGGCAAGCGCGAGCGGGGGCGTGAGCGTCTTCGCGGTGTCCCCGATCACCATCAGCACCGCCTTCGCCTTCAACGTCAACGCCCTCTCAGCAGCAAGCCACCGGGCCGCGATCTCCGCCACCCTCTCCGGCACCCCGCTGGGGAACAACACCATCCAATCTGGCTATCTGATCGTCTGCGAACTCGGCTGATCCCCTTCGCGGGCGTCGTCAGGACCGACCTGCCAGGGGTTCTCGATCGAGCCCGGCGCGAAGGGCTCGCCCGGCTCGGGCGAGCTGGCGCCGATATCCGGCAGGCGCGGCTTCAGTTCGACTTCGCGGCCGGTGCGCCGGTCGACGGCGACGTAGGGATTCGCCCACGAGCCCGGGTCGGGCGCGGTCGGGAAGCGGGGCTCGAACGACAGCACGGCGGCCAGGACGAGGACGAGGCGGGGCATCATGGTACAGGGACGGCCGGCCGCGCCCGCTTGGGGCGGCGCTCGCCTCGGTCGAGCGCCGTCGCGCGCATCTCGTCCACGGTGTCGAAGATGGCGGCGACGTTGGTGGGCGTCATGAGCGCCGCGGCGTTGTAGAGCCCGAGGCGCTCGGCGATTCGCATGAGCTGCGTCGGCGCGTCGTGCTTCTCGGCGAAGATGAACGCGCCGGCGCACTGCTGATCCTTGTACTTCGGGCGCACCGGCCCGAGGAAGCCCGTCGTCTTGTGGCAGGTGAACGACCCGCCGGCGGGCCCGAGCACGGCGCGGGCGATTTCCGTGATGCGCGTCGCGCGCAACCGCACGCCGCCCACGCGGCGGAAGGGGCACTGGTCGCACGGACGCGGGACGTGGATGGTGCGCGTCGGCCGGACGCGGGTGCGCTTCATCGGGGGCCTCCTAGTCGGCGGCCATCGCTTATCGGGGGAGGCGGGCGTCAAGCAGCGTGGCCATCTCCCGTCGGAACTCAGCGAGCATGGCCGACCAGAGGGTCTTCAGCGCAACGTCTGCGTTGAGAAGCGCATCGTCGAGGTCCGGTGGCGGCGTGCGCGCGTCGACGGCGGCTTGCGCCGCGCGGCCGTTCTCTACGAACTTCTCTAGGTGGTCGGCGCTGAAGCCGGTGCGTGAGACGGCCGCGACGGCCTCAGCCAGCAGCTCGCCGTTCCCCGTCACGGCGATGGCTGGGGCCGCCGCGGCACGCACGAGCTTCGTTCGCGCCTTCGGCATGGCATGGATGCCGACGATGTGGTCGGCGACCGCGGGGCGATCGACCGCCACGCCGCAGAGGGGACACGGCCGCGGCCCGTGCGTGTGGCGGGTGGCGCGCATCCAGGCGACGAGGCGCTTCGCGTCGTCGACGCGGAGCTGCGTGCCGAACGTGCCCCGATGGAGAAACCAGTGCCCCCTGACGCAGGCGCGGATGTACCAGGGGCCCTCCGTCGCGTGGACCCACACCTTCGTGCGACCGAGGTGGCACGCGGGGCACGCCGTCGGGATGCGTTGGAGGGGGCGCTCCGGGTCGACGGGCCGCACCCCTGGGGCGGTGGGGGCGGGCGGTATGAGCGCCATCTCAGCGACCAGGGGCGGCAGCGGCGGGGGTTCGGGTGGGGGCGGCGCGTCGACGGGGGGCGGCGGCGGCACCTGCCGTATCCCCGCGCCGGCGCGCCGCTCGCGTTGGCGTTCT